CTTCCTGAACGAAGCTCTGCTGGGGCTGGGCCGGAGGAAGGTGGCCCTGCATCTTGGCCTCCGAGGCCTCACGAGCCTTCTGCGCAGCTGCAGCCTCAGTTGCCTTGCTCAGAGCCTCCTTGGTGACCAGACCGTTGACAAAGGCCTGAGCCTTCTCCGGGTCGCCCAGTATCTCGACGTAGAGTGCCGAGAATGCGCCACAGGCCTTGAACTTACGAGCCACGCCATCCTTGAAGAACATGGAGCCATCGCCCGAGCGCTCACCCACCGAAGCAGTAAGCAGCTCGTCGAAGGTGTCCATGATGAACTTGCCATCGACGGCACGCTGAACCGACTTGAGCTTTTCGCTGAGGCTACCGCCCTCGACACCGAGCTCCATCTTCAGAAGCTCTGCATCGGAGAGGTTGAACAGCCACTCCTCGGTCTTCTCCACGCCGTTGAAGTCGGTGTAGGTGATGTCCTTCTTGATCATTGATCTTCTTTCTTTTCTGTGGGGTTCTCGTCAATAGAGAATTTGGTGGGTTCGGCAAGAAACTCGGGGAAATTCAGAAGGTATACGTCGACAATACGGTTACCATCATCGTCGATTTGGATGTTGGTAATGACACCTTCGTACTTTTCTCCGTCGTAATTGACTTGGACTGTTCTGGGTTGCGGCGCTTCACGATATGTATCGCTCCACTGGGTTCCCTGCCACCAGCGATCGTGGAGAAGAGACCACCATTTCCAACCCATCGTTTCGTCCTCCATGTAGGGTTGGACGAATTTAATCTGGGACAACGAGGTTCTCCGATTTGTGATAGACGTCCACGTAGGCTTCGTGCGAGTCGCCGTTGTAGGTCAGCTCGTAGTAAAGGCCATCGCCGGGAACGTTGGTGGACACGAGTGCCTTCCAGTTCTGCAGAACCTTGCTGAACCAGACGATGTAGAAATCGTTTAGGGTCAGGTGGAACGCACTGGAAGGCAGCTTGCTGTTGTAGTGGTCCTTGGCGAGACGCTTTGCTTTGAGCAGGAACTCATCTGGGTCATCCAGACTGACATCGACGTCGTTGGCCGGCGGAGCCTTGAACAAGGAGCTTTCACCATCGTCCGTACGGACTTTCATTATCGCCGCAGCAAAGCCGGCATTAAGCTGACGAATGGTCATACCAAAGCCAGCGGCGATTTCTTCTTCGGGGGTGCCAAGGCTTCGAAGGTCGGCAACATCAGAAATGAAACGACGGTAGTTTGTGATGAATGCGGCGGCTTCTTTTTGTTCGAGCTTTGTCGCTTCGAAAACAACCGCACGGAACTGGGAGATCGACAGATCCCACTGATCTGCATTTTCTTGCTCGTTGAGGCCATTGTTCTTGTTGTATTCAACGGCCGTCAGAAAGCCCGACGGACCGCCAAAGGGCTCGAAATCGAAATCAAAGTGGTCAACCATCTTTTTCTCTCCTTATTTTGGGCTAAAGATTAGGGTCCCCTCCAGGCGTATCGGGTTAACCTGGAGGGGACGTTTGTGTTACTGCTCGCTGTGCATACGACGACGGCGAGCGATCCACATGAGAGCGGACACGATTGCGATTGTCAGAATTGCAGCGATAGCCGTGAGCGGAACCCACGTGGCGTTGCTACCCGTCTGAGCCAGCGAGTCACTGGACGTCAGAAGGGCCGAAGGAGCACTTGCAGCGGGGGTGTTGTTCCCGTTGTCGACAGCTGCCGGAAGCGGCGTTGCCGAAATGGTGCAGTCCTTCTTGGGGGTGGTTGCAAGCGTCCGGTAGTCGTAGACCGTGTCGCCGGCGACGTACTGCTTCAGCGTCTTACCCTCGGAGTTCACGTACGTACCGATTTCCCACGGAGTCGTGGCGGTACGCTCGATCGTCTGGCCGATGGCGTCACAGGTAGCAGGGTAGGTGTTGGTCACGACGACAACCTCAGCGGGCTTAGCGCAGTCGATCTGGGCCTTCTCATCCCAGGTAGCATCGAAAGCAGGGTAGTCCGTGTGGTCAGCCAGCATCGGCTCGCCGAGAATCCACTTGGTGCCGTCCTCGCTGAGGTAGTAGTCGGCGTAGTAGGTCTCAGCGTACGAGGAGCTCCAACCATCACAGGTCAGAACCGGAGCAGTGGCGTTGTACGTGGTCTCGGCATTCGGCTGCGGACCCGGGTTAGGGGATTCACAGACAACTGCGTCGTGGTTCACGTCCTCCACCCAAGCGGGCTTGTAATCGGGGTTGTCGATCTCGATGGTGGGTTCACCAACGGCCGGCGTACCCGGAACCGTCACGGTCTCGTCCCAAGCAGGCTTGCCAGGGGTGACAACCGGCTCGTCCCATGCGGGAGTTCCCGAAACGACCTTGGTCTGAGTCTCGAAGTAGAAATAAGACCCGTAACCGCCACCCTGGTGGATGATGGTGTCGGGCGTGTTTCCCTTCGAGTCAGACGTGATGCCGACCTGGTGCCAGCCATCTGCCGGCGGGGCCGTGGTGGGTTCCTGCTTGTGACCAGCCGTCCAGGTCCACTTCATGTAGCCGGTGACCTCAGTCGTGTCCGGCGTACCGTCGTGGTGGATGTAGGTGGTCGTGTCGGGCTCAGCGTCGTGGTGGACGACCTTGGTGGTGTCGGGCGTTGCCGGCTGGTAGTCCGGGTTGTCGACGGTGATCTTCGGTTCGCCGATAGCCGGGTGGTCGATGTGCTCGACCCAGGCATCCTTCGGGACGCAGTCCGTGGCCATGGCCGGTGCTGCTGTTGCGAGACCGAGAGCCGCGACGAAGGCGGTTACCAGTCCGAGGGCATACTGCTTCTTCATCTTTTTACTCTCCTTATTTGAGGGGTGTTACTGGGCCAGCGGAAGGACATATCGATTGCAGTCGCAACCTTTGATGATACACATCTCCGCATAGAACATGTGATCACCTTCGGTGTGACCGCATTCATCGCAATTAGGCATTGCTATATCCTTCCTAAAAGAAAAGAGGAGACGCTGTATATAACAGTATCTCCTCCTTACCTTTTTACTTATGGATGTGTGGTTGTTACTCTCACACCTCTTCGACGACGAGGACGTCGCGGTCCGAGCGGGTGATGGTCTTCATGAGTGCACCAGCGACGATAACGCCGAGGGTGGCACCTCCGAAGATCAGCGCCTTCTTGACGATGACGTTCTTGTTGTCCTTGAGGGTGGTGATGAGGTTGTTAGCCATTTTGTTTTCTCCTTTTAAGTGGATGGGGTCTCACTATAGCCCGTGTAAATTTCGCGAGCTTATATATCGCCTTCAGCTACGCGCTGGTTGGCGGTTCTGTAGATTTCTTCTTCGTCGGGCTCCGGCTCTTGTTGTTCCTTTTGAGCTTCGTCCAAAGCTCGTTCTTCAGGCGTCTTGAGTCTGAGGCGAACCGTCTGGCTAACCTTGAGTCGAGGTGCGACTTCTTGGAATGCCAGATGGTCGTACAAATCAAGCTCTACTGGGGAGGTTTCAAGAACCAGGTCATCAGGCGTCCAGCCGAATTTTGCAGCGACCGCCAGTTGTTCAGCAATGTACGTGTCCAGCTTCGACGCCATATCACGTTGCACATCCCTGAGTGTCAGATCGATTGGACGACGTTCGAATGTCATAGGATATAGAATCCGTTCTCGTCCATGGGCGGGAGCTCGCCACGATCGATCTTGTTTCCGATCTCATCAGCCAGAGCCATGAGGTAATCAGGATATGTTTCGATCACAGCAGCTATTACAGTTTCAGGCTCGGGCATTTGAGTACTCCTTCAGTCGTTCTTACGGTTAACGGGGGCAGACCAGATGAGCAATGCCAGTTCCGAGGAAACGGACTTCACCGCCGGCGATCACCTTGTGACAGACCGGACAGATAGCCGTGTCGTTGTCCATCGAATCCAGTTTACGCTTTTTAAACATGAGACCTTATTTATCTTTCTGGTGAGGTGTTGCTATGCTTTTTCGAGTATGACTTTTCCGTCTTTGGCAATATATCCGCTTGCCCAGTTTTCCAATACGTCTGACGCATCACTGAGAAAACGAGTTTGCGCCACTAGCTGCGGCGGATACCCATTTCGAGTACGCCAGACGTAATATTGCATTATTTCTCCTTATTCGCAGTCCGTCTCGAGTCGTGACCCTCCGGGAAAGGGGTGCTCCTCTCCCAGATCACTGAGGGCCTTCTTCCCCGTACACAAGTCTGGGACCCTGCAGCACCACAGGTCGGACAAGGGACAGGCCCGTAGTCCATTTCTTACCAGACCTTGTAGAAATTTGGGAACGGCTCGTCTCGGAAGGAAATAACCAGAGCGGGCTGGTTGTCCTTTGTAATGCGAGCCGTGGGCACGTGCAGCGAGAGCTTCTTGTCCGAGTTCCAGCCGACGTCGTCACCGTGGCTCAGCGGGTCAAGCCCGAGCTTGTGGTAGAAGTCGTTCAGGGAGGCGCCGCCCATACCGTTGATGATCTCGTAGTTGAGGTCATTTTCGGCCTTGCGGATGGCCTCCATGTTACCCTGGAAATAACGTCCAGAGTGCTGATCGAAGCAGAGCACGTCTCCGCTACCAAGAATAACCAGTTGGCTGTCCTCGGGCGGATTGGCAGTCACTCGATCCTGAGCAACCGCGTCACGTACCTTCTGCTCGTTGTTGGCGCCGATCTGCTCGACCACCTTGTCCTTGTAGTCACGGAAGGTTGTCTCCGCAACGGTGTATGCACTTACCAGAGCAGCAGTACGCTTGGACGAAATGGTGTTGGCACCGATGATGCACGCCAAGGTAGCTCCACCCACCACTGCCGGCGGGATATAGAGCTTCCAAACGAGCTCGAAACGCTCCTTGTTGGTCTTTCGGACCCAGAAGCCATCCTCACCGTCCTTAAAAGGATGGATCTCCGCGTCTCTGATGACCTCTGCAGCCCTGAACGAGGCCCGTCCGGTCAAAATTGCCGTACTTACGGTTCCCGTGACTCCTACGACCGTCAGGATGGTGGGCGAGTTGTCCTTGATGAAGTGGCCAACCATTTTGGCAATGTTACCGATTTGCACGACGCTCCTTGCGCTTTACGATGATCCATACGGACCAGGTGACGATGATGAGGGGGATGAAAATAGCCGGTTCGGCGTATTCAAGCATTAGTTGGTTCCTCCAAAAAGTTTGTCGGCGTAATAGCCCACAGCGAACAGAATCACGTATACTCCAGCGATCACTAGAGCTATGCCGACAACTTCCATGTTACTTACGCATCTCCCTTACGAAAATCCAGATGAACCAGAAGCCGGCAGTAATGCAGACCATGAACACGTCGAAGAGGAACTTGAAGAACCCGTACTTCTTTTTGGCGGGACCGTAGTACTCGCTCTTCTTATAAACCTGTGACATCTTTTTTCTCCTTTCAAAAGAAAAAGAGAAGACCCTGTCGCGAACAGGACGATATTCATCTATCTTCTCATTATAACCCATGTATATCTCGCGAGGTCAGCTGAAGAGTTTCCTGAAGAACGTTTTGACGGGGTGTTGTTCATCGGTCCACTGTTGAGTTTGCTGGCAGACCTGTGCATACTCGAATACGACCTTCTCATAGGTCTCGAGCATTGCGTCAGTCACCTTCTCGGCTTTGAGAAGCTTGGTACGCTGCGTCTCTACGTCAAGCGCCAAATGCATCTGACGGACAAAAAGACGATCTATTGGTTCGGGCATTTCAGTCCTTCCACAAGAAAAGAGAAAGCCCGGTTAGGGGCTCGCTCTGTTGTTACTCGTTGATGGGGGTCAGTGCGTTGATGGCGATCTGACTAAGCGTCTTCAAGACCACCGTCGATGCGATGACGACGACAGTACCGATCACCAGGCGCTTGGCGGCGTCCTTAGCAATTGCTTCGTAGTCGACAGGCTCCTTGATGACGGTGTCTGCGTTGACATCGACCTCAGGGGTCTTGACGAGCTTAATCTGGATGGATCGGTTCTTAAACATTTGTGGTCCTTTCGTGGATTAACTCTTCATTATACCCGTTGTAATTCTCGCGAAAGGAAAAAAGGAAAGCCGGGTCAGGGCTCCCTTTTGGGGTTACTTCTTGTTGGTGAGTAGGGTAACTGCCTTATCGGCAACCTTGTCAATACGTACGAGATGACGTTCGGCTTTGCGTGCAAGGTGCTTTCGCTGGATCGCAATGATACTCGTTTGAGTGTTCACAGCGATGACTTCGATAGCGACCTTGTAGTGCTTTTCCGCAACGAGCATCCGAACGAGGTTCAGGGTTGCTTCATCGGTTTTGTCCATTACAAAATCCTTTCAAGAGGGGTCTCACTATACCCGTTGTAAACCCCGCGACAGGCAAAAAAGAGAAGGCCCGTATAAGGGGCGATCTCTGGTGTTAGACGGTCTGAAGAAACTCTTCGGTCTCTTTCACGAGTTCTTTGCTTGCGCGCTTCACTTCCATGTGCAGTCGAGCAGGTGCGATAACCTTCTTCTTCACTGTGTCTACAGCGATGATGGCGGTCGTCGTACCTACCGAAATGGCCATGTTAATGAGCATCTTCTTTGCGAAGTCATTCATGAGTTTTTTACCTTTCGTTTAGTGTGGGTCTCACTATAGCCCTTGTAAAAAGCGCGAAGGCAAAAACTATAACCTTTGTGATATTATCGTGAGGTTATAGTTCGTTGTGTTAGATCTTGATTGTGCTTGCCAGGAACTCGTTGCCGAGTCCTTTCTCCGTGATGAACGTCAGAGTGTCGGCCAGCATCTTCGTCTCGACCTTACGGATGTAGCGATGCGTCGCGATGACGATCACTGCGCTTGCCGCAATGGTGAGAGGGGTCTGGTACTTCTTGACGATCTTCTTGGTCTTTTCGAGGGCCATGAGGTTTTCCTTTCAAGTGGATGGGATCTCACTATACCCCGTGTAAATCCTGCGAAAAAAAGAAAGCCCTTGTAAAAAACAAGAGTGCCGCGTAAGAGGTTTGAATTCTTACACGGCACTCCCATTTTGATGGTTTGCCTATTGAGGTTTGTGTATGTCTACACTTTAGCCTTGAGGACGAAACCGAGGGCTTTCGAGCCGATGACGTGAAGTCGCTCGTAGTTCAGGATCAGAACGATACCGGCGAGGTTGCCCGCGACAGCTACAACAGTGTTCGGATCTACACGTCGCTTGTCCTTTTCGGGGGTCTTCAGCTTGTGCAGTCGTTCGATCTGCGTAACGATCTGGGCGTACTCGTCAGAGTTTGCGTTGTGAGCCCTGAGCTCATCGAGGGATTCAGCAATGGCAACGTTAAGCTCCTCGGGGTCTTCCGGGGTCTTAAAGATGTTGAACATGTTGTTCTCCTTTCAAGAGGGGTCTCATTATAGGCCGTGTTTATATCGCGAGTTACACGCTGGGCGGCGTGCCGGCACCGACGTTCTGCACCTTGAGGGTGAGATCCTTCTTGGCCTGGAGTGCGTCGAGATTAAAAGTCTGCCCCAGAACCTTCACGTCGTCCGGATCGGTTGTATCCACATTAAGCTCTCCGTCGTACTTGGCGTCGGAGTTCTGATACGACTTGTTGCTGATCTTGAGGAAAGCTCCGAGAAGCACCGTCAGGGCAGCAATCGTACCGACGACCTCGACCGAGAACGGCAGGTGCCAGATCAGGGCCACGGCAGCATAGAAGGTACCAAGTGCCGGCAGGATAACCGTCACCAGGTTCTTCAGCAGGTCGTACGTACCGTTGCTGATGAGTGAGACCGTAGTCCCCTCGGCAACGTGCTTAGGGTCGTTTTCGTTACTCAATTTTATTCTTTTCCATTTCTATCTGGGCCTTAGGAACCGTATGATCGATTGACCACAGCTGCGGATTCGGCTCCAATGGTGTGATACCATGTTCGATTAGTTGCCGCCGCAATCTGGAAGAGTATTCAGCCTCTTCTCTCCGCTTCCGATCAGCAATATCGCGTTCCTTTTCAGCAGCGTCTCGTTCCTCGATAGCCTTAGCGCGTTGCGTAGCCAAGTCGGTGTTTCGTCGGCGCTCTCGATTAGCTTTACCCGAGATTTGCTTCCAAAAACCATTGACAAAAGCAAGTAGCACTGCGCTTCCCCCGGCCGAAGTTACCACAGTTACGAGGAGTTGCACTGCGTCCATATTCTAGCTTTCTGTGTGTTTGCCTGGCGTCACAATGATCTTTGGAGCTAGCTGGGGGCCTCTAATCTCCAAATATCTCTGTACGAACGTCGCTGCGAAAGCGATTGCAACCGCAATCCCAAACGGCGAACTACCCAGTGTGATGATCAGAATTACATAACACAGCATTGCAGTAGCAAGAGCAAGGAGACCTGTTCGCTCTAGCCACCAAATTCCCGGAAGGACAGCTATGGCCCCAAACAACGCCCCAACAAGGAGAAACGTGCCGAGGATATAGACGAGGGTAAGCCCGAGAACACTTTGAAATGCGTGAGGCGGGTGAATGACGATGCCGATACCGGCCACCAGCATACAGAGATACACTGTAAACTGCAAAATCCGAATGAATCGCGGCTCGGCGATCTTCATGTAGATGTTATGAGCGAAAGGAAACCAAGTTTTCACCTCGTCCCCCAGATCCTTATCTTGTTCGTTCATAATCTCTCCTAGACTGCCGTAAATGACGGGCTAAATTGAGGTCCACTGGCATCAGCCGACCAAATTTGTTCGGTAATTCGGGACTTCGTCTTGACGCCAACATCATCCTTTACCCAGACAATATCGCCCAAACCGAAGTAGGTTGCGTTCCAGTTGTTCTGCGGAGTCTTACCATCGACTACGTACATGTACGCATTCTGTTGGTTAGCAAGTGCCTCAAGTCCTCGTCTCGAAAGCACTGCCTGATCCTGAGCAGCTGTAGTAGTGTTATCAGGACCAACGTCCGATGCATCAACAACTAGCGTGCGACGTGCGATACCGGTAGGGGTAACACCGATACCTGGTGTATACACGTCGATACCCGTCTTGGCGCCTAGCACTCGAGCATGGTTCTTGTAGTTGGCGATAGACTCAACTGAATGCGTGTCAAAGAACGTGTCGTCGTCCGGCGAATATACCTTGTAGTAACTCGCGTTTGGGTCGCTACGATCAATACCCGCATAAATGAAGCAAGTGAGTGTACCCGGTGCGCTAACATTGCGATTGATCTTAAAGCCGTACCCCATGCCATCGCACATAGCTTTGATCATGTTGTAGACAGTATCTCTAGCAACGTTCAGCGTGACGCTACCGCCCTGCGGGCTGACAGCATTAACTACTGAGAACCCAGGAATCGCGTTGGTTCCGGCAAGAGTCGGATCGGCCACGTATTTGAACACGATATAGCGAATGATATCGCTCATGGTTCCGGTGAACGACTCATTGACCTTAGCCAACGCGCTAGTTCCTGATTTACTGCTCCTGTTGTCGAGAAATGCACAGAAATCTCGCCCAGTCACCTTAACCAGTGGCGCACCCGTGGTTTCATCTTTGGTTCGCTCAACCGTCTCTACCATCATTACCGTGCTTGTTTCCGAAGACAGAATGTACTCGGCTTGGCGAAGGTTTTGAAGATAATAGTCGAGCTGCGTGACCAATGTAAAGTCACCATAGGCTGAATAACGCTCAGTCCACACAAAGGACTCGTAGTTATCGATGACCTTTACGGGTGCGTAGTTGTAATCCCCTAGATATAGATCCATAGGTTACAAGCCTCCATGGCGCTTCTTGTACTTGATGAAAGAGCTATTCGGCCACATAGCAGTGGGGTTTTCGAGTCGGAAAAAGTTACGTCCCGGTCGAAGCTGCATGTCTACCAACGAACCCTGGAACCACGGGAGCACTGAGTTCGTAGAACCACTTCGCACATAATTGGCAAAGCGGTTACCCTTTACACTCGAAAATAGGAACGAGTCGTTGGAGTTAATTGCCAGATTGGCGCCAAACATCGTAAGAACCGAAGCAATCGAAGCGAGTTTATACAACTTCAGACCCTGGTTCGGAAGCGCCGTCTTAACGATAGTCTCGAAGGTGAATCCGACAGGTACCTTGCCGTCGAAATCGATTACGAACGTGTCGTTAGTCCCATAGATGGCGCCGTATGCGGCAATGGCCTGGTCGATACTGACCGAAATATTAGCGTTATAATCGTCGAAGTATGGATCGACGCAAATGATTGAAATCTGATTGACCGGAGCCCCAGTTAGATCACCGGGGTCGTTCGACTCCACAACGCCAACGATATGGACCTGGCCAAGCTCGTCAGTGTCAAACTGAAGGTCGAGTTTGTTACCCGGCTCAAAGACCGTATATAGCTGTTGGCGGAGGGCGGCCGCCGTGGAGCTCCCAGAGCCGTAAGACTCCTGAAGCTCCACGGTCAGCACGATGTTCCTCTCGCCATCTCTACTCGACAGGTAAATACTACCCGGATCAAGCGGCGTCGCGAATCGCGAGACTTCCGCCTTGACCGGACCGAGGCCCGTAAAACCCTTCACGTAAAATGGCGAAAGGCCATCCTCAACGAAGGGGATCGAGAGCACGCGGTCCGCGCTGCCATCGTAGTAATTTGGGAGTAGAGCGGTGAGTTTGGTAATCATTAGATAGCCAAGACTTCCTTTGCGAGAGAGACCTGGTTCTTAGTTTGACGGTAGAGTTCCGGCGCACTAAGAGCCTTGGGCGAGGTGTTGTACTGGTAGAAGTTGACTCCACCACGACCATCCGGGGTGTTATCGTCTTCAGACGACAGATATGCCTGGTTCTCGCGTTCCTGCACAGCCACAGAGGCTGCCTGGTTGTACGAGTTGTCGAGCGACAGCGTCGGAGTCTGGAAATAAGACCCGATAGTGCCAGCGTCCTTCTTGAACGAGGTCATATCCAGTACCGGTCGGATGACCGGAGTCGAGTTCACATCCGTCGAGACGGCGTTAGCAATCTGCGACATAGTGGACTTCATAGCATTTACTGCGGCGACGCCAAGACCATGTGCCGAGTCCTCGACCCGACCAGCCTTGTTATCCATACCCACAGCAACACCTTCGCCAGTCCACTCACCGAGTTCGGTCGTGACCCTAGACGGGGAGTTGATACCCAGCAGTCGCTTGATCGTGTCCGGAATACCAGCCACCAGTTTCCCGGCAGCTTCCGCGATACGCCATGCCTTCCCCGCCAGACCACCAGTCATACCATCGACAATCGCACCAGCGATACGGAGACCGGCGTCTCGCATTTCACCAGATTTGGTTTCGATAGTAGTGGCAAGCCCATTCATGAAGGCAGTAATAGCATCCGCGGCAGCATTTACGATGTCGTTGGAACTCTGCTGAATACCTTCGATGAACTTGACAATGATCTGGGTGCCCTTGTCGATCACTTCGGATATGTGATCCTCGATGCCCTGTAGGAAACCGAGGAGAATCCGCATACCAGCATCCGTGTAGGGCTGGATATTCGCAGCGACCGTGTTCAAGAAGTCGAGCAGCATCTGGGCAAGCGTGGCATTGATCTGCGGCGACACCTGCTGAAGACCCTGCAAGAAGGCCAACATCAGGGCAACCGAAGCTGTCATCAGAGCCGTACCACTAGCGGCAAGACCCTGAGCAAACGCAACAACTCCAGCAGCAAGTCCTGTAGCCAGCTGTGGAATAAGGCCAATGAAGGCCGCAACCATAGCGATAAGTGCTGCAGTACCAACTGCTCCAGAAATGGCGATAGCGGTCAGGCCAACGGAGAAGGCCAAAAGACCAATTCCAGCAGCCAAAGCGCCAACACCAATCAACGCCGCAGCAATACCAAGACCGATGAGGCCTGGAATTGCCGGCAACAGTGCGACACCAGCAAATGCGATGATGTATAGGCTTGCGCCCAGAGCCAACAACGATTTACCGAGGTCCTCCCAGCTCAAACTTGCAAATACCTTGAATGCGGCACCGAGAACGATGAGCGCACCCGCAGCGACCTGCAGAGCGATAGCCCCCGGAAGAGCCACGAGCATGAGAGTCAGACCAACTGCCAGAATAGCAAGGCCCGTGCCCATATAGGCCATGACTTTACCAAAGTCATCCCACGACAGCTTGGCGAACTTCTTAAAGGCCGCAGCCAAGATGTTCATAGCTACCGAGATGATGATAAGGTTTGCCGCACCAATCAAGAAGACGGGAGCACTCACCAAGGCTGTAGCAACGGCAAGGATAGCCAGACCGGCACCGATAGTCGCCATGATTCGACCGATATCGTCCCACGACAGCTTAGCAAGCTGAGCAAATGCCTTACCAAGGATAAGGACTGCCGCAGAAGCAATAACAAGCGCACCAGCGCCTGCGAGAGCTGCCGGGTCGGACATCAGTTTCAGAGACAGGGACATGGCGAGCAAAGCCCCACCCAAAGCCACAAGGGACTTGAGCAAGGACTCCCACGACATGTTTCCGAAGGTCTTCATAGCCTTGGACAGGATGAGAATTGCCCCAGCAGCTGCTGCCAGAGCCGCACCACCGGTAAAGGAGGAAGACTTTGGCATCAATCGCATAGCGCCCACCAGCCCGATAAGACCACCAGCAACGCCAGTGAGTCCTCGACCCAGCTCTTCCCAAGACAGATCGGCGAATTTAGCCACTGCCGAAGCAATAACATTTAACGCCACGCCGAGAGCAATCATGCCAACCGACGTGCTGATCATCTTCTTGGGATCACCCATGAGCTTAGAAACGCCAACCATCTCGGCCATGATGACCGTGACAGCCGTAAGCCCCTTAGCAATGCCGTTCCAGTCAAGCTTAGCTAGCTTAGCCACCGCAACAGCCATAAGGTCGATAGCCCCAGCAAAGAGGATCATACCAAAGGTCATCGCGATAAGCTTTGCAGCACCAAGCTTGCTATTGATCTTCTCGAGCAGAGTCATCGCGCCGACCAACTGGCCGAACATGATAGTGATTCCACCCAGAGCCGTGGTCAAACGAACCGGATCGATAAGCGACAGTGCCACCACCGAAACGGTAAGGACACCAACCGCAATAGCGATCGACATAAGCGTCTTAGCTTTGATCTGCCCCTGCAGTGCGCCAAGTGTATCGGTCAGAGCGCCAAAGACACCCTTGATCGAGTCCACCAAGCCACCGCCGAAGTTGATGTTGAGGCCCTTCTTGAAGAACTTGCGAAGAGCAATCACCAAAGCTGCAAAGAGCCCAGTGTTCAACACCTGGAAGATACCGCTGAAGTCACCAGTCTTTACCGAGTTGGCAATCTGGTCACCAAGCCCACTGAAGAAGTCTCCGAACGCCTTAGCTACGGGCTTAAAGGCCTTGAAGACCTCTCGGAAGAAGCCCATGATTGCCTTGAAGACCGTCGACACCCAATTCCCGAACTGAGCGATAACGTCGAAGCGCTGCTTGAGCGTGTTAAACGCAGTCTCCACACCAAGACCGAAAGCCTTGAGCGGGTGTGCATTACCCATCGTCTCGAAGAACGACTTGACCAAACCGCCAAGGAACTGCAGTGCAGCAATCGGAATCTTAAGGACCTTCTCAAGCCCAGTGAAGAATCCGTTGAGCTTATCGCCCTTCTTGATGGCCTCATCCAGTTTAGTGAGCCAGTCGCCAATCTTTGCCGTGAACTCCAGGAAACTTCCCGAGCCTTTGGTTGCGAAACCAAGCAGGCGGAAAAGCACCCCAGCGACTTTTTGGATAACCTGCCAGCCGATGTCGAAAACTGCAAATACGCCCTGGAACGTACGACGCAGATTGTTCGAATCAGCACCACCCATTTTGAGTGAAGCGAAGAAGTCTCGAACGTTCTTCGTCATGTCGGCCAGCATCTTGCCTGTCATCGGCGGGAAGATGTGTCGGAAGGCTTCCTGGACAGGCGTAAGCACGCCCATGATGTCCTGCCAAGCGTACTTGATCGCGTCAAGCAGTGCCGTACGACCGCCAAGCTCTTTCCAGTCACCCAGAATCTTGTTTCGAGCGTTTGCGGACTGACCAATCATGCCACCAAGGACATTATTGACGTTGGTCCACATCGTACGAGCTTCTTCGAAGTCACCGAAGACAAGCTGCCAAGACTGAGTCCACCCCGAACCCACGGCCTCTTGCAGAGTACCAATGAGCTGAGATGCAGTCTTGACCTTGGTAGCCGCTTCCGAAGCAGTCTTACCGAGCTGCATCGAAGCCTTGATCTGCTCATCAGAGTAGCCAAGTGTCTTGAGCTGTTCGGCGTTGAGATCGCCAGTGAATCGACTAAGAGTCTCGTTCAGGATGTCGGCGGTAAGCCAGCCCTTCTGAAGCGAGTCTCGGAAGCTGCCTTCCTCCTTGATGATGTCGTCGACGGCAACGCCGTGAACTCGAGCGGTCTCCTTGATCGCATCCTGGAAGACCTGGCCACCCATACCGGCGTTGACCACAGAGTTCCAGTCCATCAGCTTCACGGTACCAGTGGCCAGCGCCTGAGAGAGCTGGTACATGGCCGTAGAAGCCTGCTCAGAGTTTGAGCCAGAGAGTGCCGCAAGGTTCGCGATACCCTTGATCGCCGCAACCGACGTGCCCAGATCTACACCAGCAGCCGTGAAGGTACCGATGTTTCGAGCCATCTCACTGAAGTTGTAGATGGTCTTGTCAGAATATGTGTTGAGCTCCTGAAGAGCCGCGTTCACATCATCAAGCGTCGAACCCTTAGACTGGGTGTTCGCCAGAATGGTCTGAATTGCATTGAGGTTTGTCTCATATTCCGCAAGACCCTGCTTGATAGGGTCGACAGTTAGAGAAGAAACAAGGGCCCTACCGGCGTTAACCGCCGAGTTGGTGATATTCGCAAGGGCAGTAATGCCGATGATGCCCAATGCCGAGAAGCGTGAGACGAGCGTGTCTACACCTGCAGCGATTCCCGCCAAGGAGAAACGCTTGCCGGCTGCGTCGAGCTCGTTAAGACTGTCACCTGCACCCTTGAGGTCCAGACCCTTCTTAAGCTTGTCGAGCGAGTCGGTGGTCTGCTTGATGCCGCTCTCAAACTGGCTGTTATTGAACTTCATCTGAACGACGCGTTCGTCGATACTACTCATGCAGAGGTCACCACCTTCCATACATCGTCTGCGATTTTGTCAAAAATAGGCTTGATGGCGGGATTGATAAAGTCCCGACCTTGGACCCAACCTCCACCGCGAGTACCATGGCCGTACTGCAGCATAATAACCACAGGGAAACCATTCTCAACGTCGGAGTTAGACCAAGATATAGCGTACGACCCCCTGGAACGTTCTACTTTATAGTCCCAGGAGGCCGCCGCCAAACCGGAATCGATAGGCGTCGCATTCGAAAGTGCGTCTACACCCATTTGACCGTATTTGTGCAGCACTCGGAGGATTTCGCCCCGCTTCATAGCTTGCAGAAATGTTTCGGTCTTAACGAATGAGCCACTTGACTCGAACGAGAGCATATCGATTCCTTAATTAACTAGCATCCAAGAATGGCCCGCAGTTTACCCAAAGCCCAGTTGATACATTGTATACATACAGGTATCCACCCATAGAATATGCATCACCACTAGCCGGGTTGGCAAATGGCAGGTTCTTGTAATACGTGATGCTAGATGTTGATGCGTAATCAGCCCAGGCCGGCACATCCCACTTGGGAGTGACGTTCTGTCGGCGATAGATATAGCCAGCAGTACCACCATCAAACGATCGACCGTTATAACCCTTTGCGGGGGTCTCGGAAATGATCGTCAGGTTATCCCACCATACGTCAGCACTACCATAGACACCACCATGACCGAGACGAACTGCCGCAGCAGTCACATCAGCCGGAATGGTAAAGGTAAATACGATGTTCGCTGTACCCGCAACGTTTGGCGCGGGGTCGCTAGCTATCGTCTGTCCAGCCCCAGCAGAACCACCTGTCATAGTGACAAGGATCTTGCCGAGATAGTTAGCATCAGTTGTGCCTGTGATGGGTGCAGCAAGACGCCTAGTTGCCATAACCGTATAGGTTGAACCAGCCTGCAACTGCATCTGGAAGTTACCTGGGGCTATAGCACCAACAATTGCGCTTGTTCTGGGATCTGTCAACGACAAGGCAACCAGGCGAAGCGAGTTGGCTCGAGTGCCCGTCCAAACAGTACTTCGAATGGCTCGCGCACTGGATTCTGACGTGCTTGCTGGGGTAACGATTTCCTGAACCGAAACGGAGCCGTTAGGCGTGCCAGTCCATCGATAGGTTTTATCGTCGCCAGCTGGTCGGTCGCCCCAGATACTTTCCACACAAGGATAGTTAGGATCTGAGACGATACCAGTCATAACCGCATAATCGGCGTCACTGGTGGTGTTACCAGTGATCTTCGCAACCGAAGCCATGGCGTAGGTACCAGCCGGAACCGGAATTGTCGATGCGACCCACTTCCAAGAACTTGGAGTTAGTGGTGTGAACGACGCCGGATCATGCTGGAAGCCGGCTTGAGCGCCCGACGCAGTGGTAATAAACCACGCACCCAAATATCGTGCTGGACTACCAGTGCTACCTTGATTGTCGATGTTGTAGACCGACATATAGGCCGATGTGGCAGCATGACCAGCAGCAAGAGTACTTTTTACCGCAGTGGTAATACCCATCGGATGTCCTGTAATAGCAACACCCATTGTGATGGGGTAAATACTCGAGTTATTCGAGGTCATACCAGGCGTGGTAGTCGTTGCGTTCGGATTCAACGCCAAGTTGTTCCGAAGCATCAGCGTACCGCCACCCGTGATGAACGACGGGTTTATAGCCAGGTTGGTTACTGTTTCAGTGATAGCGTCAAGGCTACCATAGAATACACTAACGCCAGCGCTCTTCCACGAAGTGAACGAATCGCTGATCTCTCGTGCCGTGGGCAATACCGGTGCTGTGGTCGCGGTACCATACAACCGATCCTCGATAACCTTCAGCAGAGCAGGGTTAGCGTGACGAGAATCGATAGTCAGATGGGCCGTAGGCGCTCGGTTAGGAATGTTGGACGGAGTCGTCGTGACATTCCAGCTGAACGTAGTCGGCTCTGGCGTGGCGTTAAGAGATGAATGCGCCTTTTCAGTGGGCGCGGCCATCGCATTGTAAACCAGGTGGAGCTTGTAGCCCAGGTCCCCAGTAGTGGCGTCACCAACCTTTGTGCGGTAGGAAAAGCCAAAAGGAACTCGCGGCTGAAGCCCGAACCCAAGACCATCTGCCCACGCCGTACCATCGCATTTAGCAAATTCTTTCGGGTAGCTGATAGCCTCAATGGTAAGGCCAAACTCTTCTCGTGTGTACCGCTGGCGAGTTCGAATACCATCCATGGTATAAGGAACCTGCGTACCACCGCTAAGAGTTTGCTTGACCGACTTCAGTCCACTCCAAGGAACTCCGGTGAAGATCTTGGAGGCGATACCAACGCCTGGAAGGTACAGAACGCCCTTCTCAACGCCAGTCTCATAGGTACGATCGGTTAGAACGTCCCATGTAAGTTGAGTCACGATGCATCCCTTCTTAGCCGTTAGTACCCAGCTGCTGACGTCGCTTAGCAACGAGCTCGCGGTTGTGAGCAGCCAATTCGGCTCGACTCATCTTCTTTTGTGGAGCGTTCTTCTCATTCAGCACCTTGATCAGAGTGATCAAACGATTGAGGTGCCAGTTCTCTCGATCCACAGGAATCTGCAACGAGATCATCCAGTAATAGATGATTTCAGCGGTCACGATCTCACGAGAGCCCACTTTATTGGGGAATTCTCGGAATGTGGTGGCCGTCTCCTTCGATTCAATGTAGTCATTGATCTTCAGGACGATCTCGGGCGTTCCATAAAGTCTTAGGAAAACGTCCTCAGGAATATTGGGAGTCATGTTCATGGCACGAATGTACCCGAACGCTTCCTCGGTCGTTTTCTCGCCAGGCGCCAAGAATGGCTTCTGAAATTCTGACTCCCATTTTGAAAGAGAAACCAGGGAGTGCTCGAGTTCCAACGTGTACGGCTCAGTCTTGATGAACATCTGAGTCTCATCGTTGAATAGTTCCACTGAAGGAACTGTGATTGTAAGCACTCCCTGGTCTCCTTTCTAGATCGATTAGTAGTCGTACTGCCAATCGACATCGGTGTTCTTCGCGAAGGTGTAGCCGACCTGCGGCTGCGCAACCACGAGAACGCGCTGACCCACGGTGAGGACAACGTTTCCGGTCTTCTTGACACCGTCGATCTTGTAGTCGACACCCGTCGTGGTCGGGATGGCGATCGTGTGAGTCGCCGAGGTGTACGTCGGAGCAACCGGCGCGGCCTGCGTGGTAGCACCCGTGAAGATCGCGATGACCTCGTCAGGGAGCGGCAGACGTGCGTTGCTGCCAGCGCGACCGTAGAGGATGTCCTCGAGGGTCGTCAGAGCAGCCGGCGAGACGCGGGTCGAGTCGATCGTCATCGAAGCGGTGGGCTTCAGACCAGTAACCGAAACCGGCGTGGTCGAAACGTCCCAGCTGAAGGTGATCGCCTCGGGCGAGTCGTTGACGGTGGCGAAAGCCTTCTCAGACGGAGCGGCGAGGCAGCCCCAGATGAGGTGAAGCTTGTAGCCCCAGTCCTGACCCGAAAGGTCGTTACCCTTCTTGGTACGGTACGAGAGACCGAACTGCTTGCGAGTCTGCTGACCCACGGAAACGCCGGCAGTCGGCGAAGCCGTACCGTCGCACTCCTCGAACTCGACCGGGTAGGTGAACGCCTCGATGGTCGCGGCGAACTCCTCGGCGGAGATCAGGTTGAGGTAGACGATGTTGTCAGCGTACTGCTTGTTGGACTCGGCACCTGACGGGCTCTCGGTGACGGTGGTAAGACCGTTCCAAGCAACACCGTTGATGTATGCACCCGACGCATCGGGCTTGTAGAGGACACCGTGGTCGACACCGGTCTCGAAGACCTTCTCGCCAGAGTTATCCCATGTGATTCCAGCCACTTTTACTCCTAATAGTAAAGACTGTAGACAGTGTGATTAAGTTGATCTTGCGCATAGAACCTTTGGAAGGTACACATGGGCAGATCGCCAACCTTATCTGGAATCACCGAATCCGGATCTTCATCGATAATGGTTAGCTGATAGCGCTTTGTGCGGCTGTATGACTTATTCGACGCATACTTCTTATCCTCTTGATCCCTTTCATAGCGGATGCAAGGATACTTCATGAGTGTGTTCTCAGGAGTTTGGAAGTAAACATTGGGAGCCATCGTCAAGAGGAACTCATGGAGTTCGAGGCGTGATCCCATTGTACTTTCCTCCCAACTGAAGAATAAGACGGGGGTACTCTTCTCGGATGTTGGTTATCTCCCAGCGAGTACCCCGCCACATTACATACTTCATGGCAAAGAAATTGTCGTTAGCATACGGATCGGCAACAATGCTGATAGGATTACTCACAGACAGATCGTTGTTAACTTTCTGTCCCTGATCCGTCTGACGTGTGGCACGCAGGACGTCACCATAGTAAACTTTCTCTACGATGACGTCCTGCCACACACCTGGCGCTGTTTCCTCAGCATGACCGAAGCCCACTACTCCAGAAAACTTTGCCATTTTGAAGGATTACTCCGAGTAGTTGAAGTACCAGCTGGTCGTGGTGCCGCTCGGGATGGTGTTACCGTCCTTAGCAACGGCCTCCACCTCGGTGTCGCGCGTGATGACCTTGTTACCGGTCACGACGTCGCCATCGATCAGGTAGTCCACGCCAGCGACGGTCGGGATGGTGATCGTGTTGGTCGCACCGTTGAAGGACGGGCTGGTCGGGGTGACCGGGGTGCCCACCGTACGGAGCAGGACGACGGCAGCCTTCGGCTTGGTCAGCGCACCAGAGATACGGGTCTCCATCAGGTACTTCTGCTGGTTGTAGTCGATGTCGAAGTCGTCGAACATGGACACCTCGCCACCCTTGTCGGCACCGATGGTGTAGTCGGACAGATTGACGATGATACCGACAACCTCCTCCTCGGTCTCCATGACCTCGACCGGAACGATCTTCGAGACCATGAGCTCCGCAGCCAGCGCGTCGAGCGAAGCGTACAGACGACGGCCGACCTTGTCCTTCTCGAGGAGCATGTCGGTGATGAACGGCAGCGTGGTGAAGAGCACCGGCTGGCCCGAACCACGGTAGTGGCTACGAGCGCGGATGATCTCCTCGATGCGGGAAGCGACCGAGATGTTCGCAGGCAGCGTGTGCTTGTGAGCGTAGAGGTCGTCGTCCTTCGCGATCGGGCGGATGCGCTCCTCGTCGATCTTGTCCTCGGAAGCCGAAGAACGGCCGTCACCGATCAGGACGGCGCGAGCGATTTCCTCGTTGAGCATGAGACGCATCTCACCCTTGAGGAAGGCCACGACGTCGAAGTCGGTGATGTCCAGGATGTCATCCCGGTCCAGCTTCTGCTTCTTGTAGATGGTCGTCGGCTCGGTCTTACGACGGAGCAGCTTGATGACCTCTTCCTTCTTCAGGTTACCCTTGATGTAACCCCGGGCACGCGCCTCCTCGGCGGTGATGTCGGCGACGACCGACTTGACCCGCGAGAACGGGATGTGACGGGTACCGTCGATGACGAGCTGCACCCACTCCACCTGACGGGAGAGGAACTGCGGCAGGTTGTCGACCGACTTGGCGTCGGGGAAGAGGAGGTCGATGTCCTCGATGCCGTAGGTGGCCTCGCCGGCGTGGGCCAGAACGGCGTCACGAAGCGAACCCGAGCGCTGTGCGTCGGTGAAGATCGCGTTGAGCTCCGAGTGGCTCAGCGTAGCGGTCTTGTCGGTGGTCGAGCCAGTCTGCTCGAAAACGTTTGCCATGATGGTGCTCATCCCTTCCTGGATGCGGGTGTCTACGTGTGCGAGGAATTCCTCGGTGGAGAGGGTCTCCTCGTCGTCTTCGAGGTCCTCTCCGTGCTGTGCGGTGTCGCCGGCCTGCTGAGCGACGAGTTCGCCGACCAGGTAGCTAACGACATTCTGCTGCTCTTCGTCGAGGCTGTCCCAGACGTCCTGAACAGTCTTCTCCTTGGTGGCGGTGTCGGCCACGGTTCCTCCTGAATTGTCGGCGTGCTCGAGATCGAGCTCGTTGTCGGTTTCGAAGGTGAGACCCATCATGATGACGGCCTCGTCTTCCAGCTCGTCATATGTCCCATCACCGTGAGCAATGGCGACATAATCGATGACTGCTTCCTCGTTGGCACCAGCAAGGACAAGACTAAGCTCCTTGATGTTGCCGTGAAGGACGTCCTTCTTGTTGTTGTGCTTCAGCCCATTGGCGAAGATCGAGAGGGAGTCAACGTCGCCGTGCTCCACCATGACCTTAGCCGCCTTGCCGGCGTCACTGTCGTTGAAGAAACCGTAAGCGTACACACCCTCTGGACGATTCTCCAGAATGGCATGGCCGAGAACGTTCTCTGCGTTGTTGTGCTGGTGCTGCCACATCAGCGGGATCTTCTTCTTATCCTGATGCTTAAACGCATCGCGCTTGATGGTTCGACCGTCGGTGCACAGGACGTCATTCTTAGTGGCCCAGCCACTGAAATCGTACTCCATTTTGAAGATCCTCCTTCCTATCCTGCAATCTGCTTGTATTCTATTGACCCGACACCCTGAGATTCCGGAGGCGCCGTAACAGCTGCGGGATCGGTGGGTTGTGGCATGTTGGAGTTCATCAGCTGATCAGCCTTTGGATCTGTCGAAGGAGACCAACCAAGAACAGAGCGAAGCTCATTCGAAGTTGCAATCTCGTTTCGAGCAAACACATCGGCGAACTTAGACAGGTCCTCAACCGTAACCATCTGGAACATGTTCCGGAAGAACATGATGGCCTGGCCCTGAGTGATAGCAGTGGACGACAGGAATGTACGTGCCATTGCCTGCGTCACCGCGGTCACTACCGGCTTTACGGTTCGGTTGTAGTAGTTCAGCATTGTCTTCTCATCAGCCGTACCATCAAACACCGAAGCGGTCAGACCAAGCTGAGCATACAGCTGAGCCGTAAGTTCCTTGATCTGTTCCAGCATGTTGTTCTCGGCCGGTCGATTCAGCTGTGTAATCTTCTCGGTACCATCCGTATAGGCGATACCGTACTTCGATCCCTTGAGCTGAGTTTCGATGTCTCCTCGACGCTTTTCAGCCTGCTCTCGACGAGCTTCAGACTTGATAACGTAGGGGAGCTGAATGATTAGATCGAGCTTGCCAGAACCTGCCTGCTCGTCAACGTAATCCAGAAGGTTGAGTTTCCGAATCAGTCGCTGCAGTGTCGAGTTAGGCTCGTTCATCACTGCATAGAGCGGATTCTCTACGATAGCGACGGTCTCTTTAGGCAGAGTGATCTCCTCGTGCCGTCCGGTCTTGTCGTTATACAACCTGATCCGAATGTGTCGAGGATACCAGGCAACGATTTCGCCAACTCGCATTGTCTTAATGTCGTAGCCATTAGTGGCCAGTGGACTGTTGTCAGTGTCGACAGGAACAATTGCGATTGTGCCCTTATCGAAAAGGCGCATAGCAATATCCTGTTTGAACTGACGAGCCTCCTGATCAATGTTGGCTGCGAGAGTCAAACAATTATTCAGACCGCTTTTGATGTCTTCCTTGTATCGATTCTTGTCATCAACTCGCACATGGCGGATGTCGATTTCAGCAAAATCGATTGCCAGCCTGGTGTATACCGAGGTGACGATGTTTCGATCGTTGGTAGACAGACGGACACGGTCAGGACGAGTTGTACTGATGTAGCCAGTTTGTTCATAGGACGGATAACGAGTTTCCTCGACCGGCTCTGTGAAGGTATTCCAAGCATGCATCAATGCGTTTGCCATGTTTCGTGCTCTACCCATAGCTCACCTCCTTTCCTAAATATGCATCAGCATTCGGTTATCGACCTGCTCGAGCGTTCTGCTCTTGGCGTGCGCCAATGGCGCCGTTGATGGTAGCACCAACCTGCAGACCACTGGCTGTCGTATTGAGAATACCGCCAAGCAGCAGAGCGCCAGCATTGCTGGATTTGATAGCGGCGTTGGTCGTGATATTACCGAGGCCTGCTGTAAGTCCCGCAGCAATACGAAGCTTTCCAGCTCGCTTACGAGTAGCAAGCGCCTTAGGATCGGTGTAAGAGGACTTCTTACCGTAAGAGCCGAGCAATACGGCTTTGGCCACTGACGGGTTTTTGTAGAAACCTTTTTGAGAACCGCCAGATCCACCGGAACTAGCGCCAGGGGCAGCAGCTTTACGCTTACCCCACTTCATACCCGGCACACCGAAATGCGCGAGTGTGTCGTTCTCACTCATGGTTACCTCCGGGCCCCACCAGCAAAGCTAGCAAGGATAACCTCACCGGCGATCTGACCAAGTGCGTGCTGAACGGCTTCTTTACCCGACTTGATCTCGCGGGAAGTCAGCATGTCCTGGTAATTCTTGTCCTTGACCGCATTAAGCGCTTTCTTGGCCTGGTACTTACCGACCTTGTAGCGCTCCTGCTTGTACTGGTTCTTAGCGGCTTTATAGTCGTTCTTAGCTTCACCGCTTTTGATACGGTGCCGTGCGGCATCGATCTTTGCATTGCGATCGGCTTCGGCCTTGGAAATAGCGTCTGCTGCATCCGCGGCATCCTTACGCTTACCAGCCTTATCGAGAGCACGAAGCTCTTTACCAGACGGCCCACCCATGGGGTTTTTACGCTTACCCCAGCGCATCCCAGGCACACCGTAATGTGCCAGAGTGTCATCACTCATTCGAAACTCTCCTTGTTAGCCTTATATGCGACATAAGCATCCATCAGTGCGGACACGTTATCGATCTTCTCTTCTTGACGCTTCTTGTAAAGCTTTCGGTTACCGTTAGTGTCTTCCTGCACCATGGTGTTACCCATAGCAAACGACATCAACAGCTGATCGAAGATGAGGTAGCGTCGTTCACTGAGAATCTTCAGTTCACCAAGAGGAACCGACTCAGTCTTCGCACCCTGGATGACCTTTTCAATACCATAAGGTCCGTTCTCCTGTTCCCAGCGAGTAACAAACTCTTTAGCATTGTAAGGGTCAAAGCCAAACGCAACTACGTCGAACTTAGAGTCCGTGATGTACTGATCAAGATCGTCATAGACGTCCATCATGTCTAGAATCGTGCCTGGCAGAACAACCAGACTACCCTCATCGATGAATTCTTGATACTTCATCCGCATAGCGCCCGGCAGTTTCATCTGCTTTAGCTCTGAGATGTAGCTTCGCGTCTTGACGCCGAAAGTGCCATTCGACAACGGGAACAAGAAGGTGAATGCCGTGAAGTCATCACCCTGAGACAAGTCCGCACCCATGGCGCAAGGCAAACCCCAGAAGTCTCGCTTACGATGTACTTCGGTTTCCTCATAGGTGAAGTAGTACGTGTAGCCTTCCATCGGAAGACCAAAGCGTTTTGCCAGGATGTCGTTCCGAGTGGATGGTGCTTTCTCAGCACGCTCGACTTCGAGGTGGTACGTGTCGTACGTAACCGTGAGGCCGATGTTCGGATTGGCTTTAAGCCACATGTCCGGCATGCCGACTTCTTCGACTTCATCGAGCTTGTAGTGCCAGATTGACACATGTGGCGCGATGTAGTCGCCCTTGAGTATGTCAGCGAGCTCCATTTTGATTGTATCGCCGCTACCATTACGGACGGTACCCTCGGAGCTGATGGCGACAATGATGTAGTCATCCATCTTAGTTGCACCCTGCTCAATGGCACCCACGACGTCTTCGCGGAGGTCACCAGAGAGCCACTCGTCCACCGTAGAGATGAACGGGCGAAGACCCTGAAGCTTGTTGACGGACATCGGTCGGATCTCAAGGATCGAACCGGTGAGGAAGTTCTCAATGCCCTTCTTGGTAGAAGCGAGCTTCACCCGATTGGCCTTAGAGCCCGTAGTGTTCTGCAGAGATCCCTCAGTGAGGAACTTCAGCAGTGGTCCACGAGCTCGAGTGATCGCCGTCTGAATCGGCAACATCACTTCTTCGGCCTGCTTCATCGTCGGAGCAGTTGTGATCTGCTTCGTGGTCGCCGTGTTGACGTTGAGGAAGTAAGCCTGAAGACAAGCCGCATACATCGACTTAGCCGCGCCTCGAGCGACGATTAGATACTGCTTCTTGATCAGTCGTTCTTTGATTCGTTTGTTGATGTAGCGTCCGCCATGGTTACTGGCATCCGGAACATAGACCGTGCGTGTCTTAAAGACATACCAACCAAGAAGCTGTTCCGCCCAGAGCTTGAAGGACTCAAGCAGGACGAGGTTGCTACCATCGGTCAGCGTAAGTTCGTTTTCGCAGTAGGCAATGAAGCCTTCGACTGCAAGATCATCGTAATAGACGGTCGGATCGGCGATGAGCGCATCGATACGATTCATCTCCATCGCAACTTCACGGTTCACAGGTACTTCGCTGTGCAGCACCGCGTCACGGAATTTACCGTAGTACTTTGGAGTTGCCGTGTTCGATAGGCCCATCGCCAATCCTCCCTTCTATCGACTGATTACTTTCCTGATCCCATCGCCAACAGCTTTGCCGGCGGGGCTGCTTGCAAAGGCAAAGGCTGCGTTAGCTGTGGTGCCCAGTGCCAATACTGCAAGTATTGCTTTGTTACCGGCTGAGATACCCTTAGGATTGAGATCCTTATACTGTTTCTCTAGCCGCATTCGATTGATTGCCTGATTGAGTTCAGCATTGCTAAGCTCTTTTGCAGACTTCTTCTTCAGAGGGAGCACGAGGGCATTATCGTGAGATCGCAAACGAGATCGCCGCTGTCCCCACTTCATACCCCTCACACCGTAGTGCTTGAGCTCGTCGTCAGACATGACCCTCCTTCCTTTGTTATGCACCGGAGGACCAGATCAGAGTATTCCCGACATACATCGAGGACACCAGATCAGGACCCAAGCGGACGCTGTCCCATGGTTGTGTGTTGAGTGGCGGGAAGGTCTTCGACCAAGTCGCTACCTGTGTTCCGCCTTCCTGCATGGCTTTCCATGTCAGAGTGACGTTTTGACCAGCCCAAGCAATGTCTACTCGAGAGTAATATCCCTTAGTCAGGTCAGGAACTGTGTTAGCGATGTCCCAAGTACCACTTGCTGTTGCGCCTGTGTCACCCTTACGATCAATTGGCGAAGCGTTCAACGACGGCAGATTCCACAACGTGTGTGCGCCCGAATCGGCAGCTACGTTATGTGAATCACCACCGATACAAACAATTCGACTCTTGATTTTGGGGTGCGCATTGAGCCACGCGTTGATGATGTTGGCTTCATCCTGGAAATTACCCCAGCGACCGTTCCCTAAAAGGTTTCCATACAAAGGAAATGATGGGAACCAAACGATCAGCTGTTCGGTAGAAGCCAGCCACGTGTCAAACAACCACTGACGCTGCGCAAGGCCGAGCATTGTCTTCCCAGCAGCAGTATCAGTCAATGGTGCAGTGACCGCCTGGTCGCGGAGCATCCACTGATCGGTGTCCATGAATCGAACGCCACCATGCGCCCATGTGGAGTACATGCCGACAGAGTCGATCTGTGGTCCGAACAAGTGACGCAGCGCTTGCGGGGCAAACTGACTCACCGGACTATCGCGCCAAGACGTATTACCGCCCCAGTCGTGATTGTCCACATGATATGTCATCGGCGTTGTCTTGAGGAAGGCCTTCATAGCCGGCTGACCCATAGCGAAGTTCATCGCATCACGCCACGGACCCTCGGTACTAGCATCCGCGTAGTGCAGGTCGCCCTGATGTACGAAGAAGTCAGCATTCTCGAGAGCCATGTCGTTATAGACAGTTCCCCATGGGCCAGTACCACCATTTCGCTGACAAGATCCCGTCAGAAAACGGAAATCTCGCTTTGCGGTGGCAAGAGTTTTGCCGGTAACCGTGTCAACTACTGTGCCAGAAGTATCATCGATTAGATCAATGGTATACTTTGTGTCTGGAGTTAGCCCTGTTACTTCGCCATAATACCATCCGGACACGTCCGAAGACGTGAAAGGACCAACGGTAATTGCAGCGCCACCAGCGGTCGGAGTGGCCCGGAGTTTAAACCCGGTCAGAGCATTCACCAACGCTGCGCCTACGCCGAGCTTGGTAGAACCAAACTGAACGATGCTGGAAAAGGTCGAGGCAGGAGTCGGACCCTTGTATGGGATACCGATCTGCATACCAAGGCCGTTTAGGGCAGCGTTTGTGAAGACAACGTCTACATCTGGCGTTGTTGTAGCGGTCGCTTGCTGCGTATAAGCAACAACGATACGCTCAATGTTTGATCCGGAGACGGTCTGACTTGGAGTGCCGAACCATTTGGTTGCACCGGTAATCGTTTCCTGTCCATCGTTTTCAACAGCCGTAGTAGCTTCAACTGCGATAGACAGAGCCAGAGTATTTGCTTGAACAGCAATCCCAGGAGCCCTCGAAAGGGTCGAAGAACCGCCATTATCACCACGATACCACATCGCACCAATAACCCAGTTAGCGGGGTCATAATTGGTGAAGGCCATGCTGGCTACTCGTGCGGCAGCAGCAACATTTAGTATGATGGGGTACGTCGCGGCATCTGTACCCTGATAGACTCGGCGATAAACAGCAAACGATCGTGAGTTTACTGCCCGGCTGGCAAGCTTAGTCCACCCAGGTTCTGAGACAGAATAAGCAGTCGGAGAAGCTGTCTCCAGAACAGTCAGGATAACATCACCCGGTACCGCACCAGCCGGTCTTTGCACCTGGACGGTGGTCGTACCATCGCCTAGATGTGTGATGTAATCCCGGCGAGTGGGGAAAGGCATGTTTACCCCTTAATTACGTAGATTGTAGTCGGCGACGGAGTTGTGATTGCAGCATACTGAGCCGCGGTGCCCTGCCAAATAGCTGTTATGCCATTCAGACCGGAAACACGCTGCTTAAGCTGAGCCCCAACCTCCGTAAACGCCTCATCAATCTTGTCCTGTGCGCTCATGCGAGAGCCGCCAGCAAGACGGTCTTGTACGAGTGCGCCGGATCTCCAAACTGTGCGAGAGAGACGGAGCCGATGTTGTCGTTTGCCTGCTGCTTCTGCGTTGCGTCGAGCGTCTGCGCCGCGTCGAACCGAACCCGGTTACCAAGTGCGGTGGTCAGTGCTGCGATAGCGTTATCGTCACCCACATCAGATGCGGTGAGCAGATCTGCGATCTCTTTGAGCGTGTCGACCGTCGGACCAGCGCCGCCGAGGATCTCAGCCTTGAGCGATGCGGCTCGAGCTTCGATCTGAGCGTCGGTTTTGCCCGAGGAATACACCGTGGTGGTGCGCGCAGTGGTGTCGTCGATCGCAGCGCCGGCGTTTGCAGTCTTTGCATTGATCTCATTGATCGCAGCAACCAGCGTGGTCTTGTCTGTGGTGCTAAGGCTAGCAAGCGCGCCGATAAGCGAGCGAACCAGCTTGAACTGAGTGCCTACCTCGGTAAACGCCAGATCGAGTTCAGCCTGAGTTGTTGCCATTATGCCATTCCGTTTCGAATCTTGTCGACGAAGCGGCCATCAGCCAGTTCATCATAGACGGGGTGGGGCGTGGGGTCGGTCAGGTGCTCCTCGAGAAGAGGCTCATCAGCAGAGACCGGGTGTTCGGTGAGATAACCCTCGACCGCGGCCGCGATTTGCTCGGGAGACACGACAACAGGCGTTTCTGCCTGAATACCAGTGTTCTCAACGGCAACGTTGATGCGCCATTCCAGTTCCAACACTTGATTTTTGTAGGAATCCAGTGCGAAAGACGTCGTCGGCGGGTCGAACAGCAAACGAACGCGAAGATACATGTAGCTCTTCACAGCGTTCAGCTCAGGGTTCGTGCCCAGGTAATCAGTCCATGTTTTCGCAGCATCTTCGATGAAGAAGCCCGTAGAAGGGCCTACACCAAGCTGCTGAAGAGTCGAAAAAACGGAGTTGATATGCAGGGTGACGTCTTGATCAAATGAGGGGTCATCCGGACTGATCGAGAGAAATTTCTTGATCGAATTGAGGATACTATCTGCATTCTCCGCCATTTCAACCTCCTTAATTGGCTACGAGGGCGAGAATCGCCAAAAAGAAACCAGCCATTGTACAGATCGCGACGAAAACGTGCCACGCAATGTACAAGACCAAAAATGAAGCAATCCCTGTAAGGGTCGCGAGGATAATGCTAAGGATACGCATGTCAATCCCTTTTACCACAGCTTTGTGTCTCCAGGACGGCGCTCTGGCGGCAGTCGCAGCAAGAGGGATCGGTCTCCGTAGTGGATAGCATTATGTGTACGGTGAGTAGTGGTGATGAGATACTCTGGATTGAGGATGTCTTCGATTCCAAGTTCGATTTGTTCGGCAGTCATTGGATTCATGTGATGAATAATGATTCTGTCGTGGATCTCGTAACCGTCGACTCCTAGATCCATGCCCTCGTCTCGGACAATAATCTGATCGCGGAGCTGTCGCCATTCCGACGAACGATAAAACTGCTGGTTGATCCAGCGATCGTAGCCAAAGGTGGATTCGCCGACATTAGCTTTGAGGGATAGATACTCAAAGCGCTCTTCGAACGTCTCAAGACGTCGCAGCTCTGAATAACGTCTAGTCCTCATAGTCGGGCTCTACTTCCTGACCCTGATACTGGCGCATCGCATTGATAGCCTTCTGATAAAGTTCCTCAGACTGCTGCGAGTTAGCCATGGCTTCGATCTGTGCTTGCTTAAGGCGAGTTTCTGCTTCGAGTTTCTGTCTTTCAAGATTCTCTCGAGCAGTACCCAGCTTAAGATAGTGAGTGATTACCTGTGCCGAGGCGGTCCCGTCTTCAAGCTGCTTTTGTGCAACATCAAAGGCGAGAGAGATCATCTGATTTTCTCTAGCTTCAGGCGTCGTGGCCGGTGGCCTGCGAGTCCTGGTACTACGGGCCTCGGAAATCTTCCGAACTTGCGCGGTCAAAGGTAATCACCTCCTAAAAAGTAAAGGGTTGTACCCTCGGGGCCGCCTTGATGAGCCACCAGTCTTCTTCACCACACCTGGGCCCGACAGGTATAGCGCTTGAAAGGAGAGGGGAAAAGATGGAAACCCCTATTGTGAAGACTGGTGACCCATCGAGGCGGCCCCGAGGATTTGGATCAGATTACTGGCAGCTCTCGCACTGGAGATCGTCCATCGGGTCTACCGGGACGTAATACTCTTCGACCTTCTGGATATCCATTAGTGGAGACCCAGCGCCGCGTAGTACTTCTCGTGTGCGGTCTGCGTGCCGTTACCCCAGAGACCATCGATCGAGCCCGTGTAACCGTAGTTACGCAGGAACTCCTGATAGCGAGCGATAGCAGCCTTGGTCGCAGGACCATTAACACCGTCAACCGCCAGCTTCTCACCCCGCTTGAGGACGAGGAATGTCTGACGATCCTTGATCACAGCAGGCGTTGCCGCCGGCGCAGTCTTGGGGGCGTTGAGTGCAGCCCAATAAGCGTTGTGAGCGATCTGCGTGTTAGTACCCCAGATGCCGTCGATCGCACCAGTGTAGCCGTACCCACGAAGGAACGTCTGGTAGCGAGAGATAGCAGCCTTGGTCGCGGGGCCGTCGATCCCATCAACGGTCAGCTTCTCTCCCCGGGCCTGGTTCAAGAAGTTCTGACGCTGGGCGACAGCCTCGTTGCGAACGGCAGTGCCAGCCGGCGCAGTTCCACGACCACGGTGCTGGTCACGGTTGATGTCGTAGATGAAGTGGACAGGGTCCGAAGACGGGAGATTGTGAATCCACCCATACTCGGCGCTCAGCTGCGAGAAGCGAACGTAGTCCGTCGTGTCGAGAGCGAGGCCGCCACCAACAACGTGAGGACCCTCGGCAGCCGGCTCGTACGGCTTGAAGAGATAAGGCGGACGGTTAGCCGCGCCACCCTTGTACCAACGGTTGATCAGCGACTGCTGGAATTCCTGAGTCCGACCGAAATCGGTGAGGTTGATCTTGCCGTGGTCGTCTTCGTAGCGGTCGAGCGAGGCAACCGCGTCTGCGTTACCCCAATAACTCGGATGGTTCTTAGGAACTGCCATTACAATCCAATCGTAGATGAGCCTGGGTACCAAGTAGGCAAGAACCAACTCGACTTGTGTCGTGGTGATACTCACTTAGCCAGCACCCAAACCGACTTCCTAGATAGTTCAAACCCGGTTTGTTCTGGTAAAATATACCCCCGGGGGATTTTTGAGGAGGCGGGCGATGCAGGAGGGGGGTCCTTTTCGCGAGACCCTCCCCCCACACCGATATGTTCCCGACTTATATCGTTTTTACAGCCTTTTTGTACACACCAAGCACGTTTTCTTGAATAATTTCTTCAATTGCTTGATCGATCGCGAACTCCTGATCAGCATCAGACAGTGCATCAGAGGTACGTACCACCCTGGCTAGGTAGGCATTGGTATGATAACCGGCGCCTTCATCCCATTGAAGCCATTCATCGTACTGAGTGAAAGGGTCCCAAGGATTGTCGATAGTTGTAAGCATGATCTGCTCAGCCATTGATCAGTCCTTCCCTTTACTCGAGCGAATCGTTCAGTGTACTGGTTGGTACACCTAGAGCATTAGCAATCTCAGCCTGTGTATAGCCACCGGCGAGCATAGACTTAGCACGGTTCACCTGAGCAGGTGACATGCCTCGCTTCTCTCGTGGTGTAGCATACTGTTTGACCAGATCGATGTTGGTGTTAGCCAAGATCTGATTGAGCTGATTAGTACTAATGGCTCCTGCTTGGATGGCGTCCCATTCACGGGGCGTGATGTCGATGGATACCTTGCCGGCACCAATACGACGGCGAGCTTCAGTCAGGGCCACGGCCTTGATCTTCTTCTCTTCATCACGGTCCATACCAGGGTTGGCTTGTTTCTTGGCGGAGACCATAGATTTAGCAAGCAGCTGGGCGTCTCGTTCCAGAGGTGCATTCATCAGGGCCACGTTTAGTTTGGCACGGAGGGTCTTAACCTCATCAGAATACACTTCTTTAGCAGTACGAGAAATGGGCGTCGGCTTGACAGCGATGGAAGCTTTACGTGCGTTGTTAGCTAGAGCCTTAAGCTTGTTAGCATGGTCAGCATATACACGCTCGATCGGCTGGCCTACACCATCAATAAGCTGATAAGCATCGTCGACTTCCGCCATCTTGGTAGACTTAGGAGCCTTCTTCTTAACAACCTTCTCGACGACCTCGCCTTTAGAATTAACAGTGGATCGAACATATGTCTCACCAGTGTATTCCCAAAGACGCTTGCCAGTTATGGGATCAATACCACGATCCTTACGAGCATCAGGACGGATGTCAGAAGATGCACGCGACACCAAAGTCGAGGCACCTGCATTAGACTTACCCTGATACTTCGTCTTAAGGGCAGGGATGTCGTTGTCGATAGCAGACTGGCGCCAATTAAGGCTGTGTTTCTCGGCATCGATAACAACCATGGAGTGACGGACTGCCTTAGCAATCTCCGATTCCGGAGCATCCTTGATTGTCATGTCAGTAATAAGGTTAGAGACGTCGCCCATGGCAGTCTGCTTAGCCTTACCTGACGGACCCTTAGGACCGTAGTCTACCTTCTTGGTAGTACCGTTCCATGTTCCACCATCAATGGTCTTCATGCCATCGAAGGGAGGATATGAAGCACGTGTGTCGAAGTCCTTAAGACCTGCGAGGGGGCGCTTAGTCTTGATCTGTCCGTTGTTGTTCGGAATAACCAAGACGGTGTCACCATCGAAGTCAGCACCAGAGAGCTGGGCAGCAACCTTAGCGTTGATACCTACAGCATCCTTGGCCTGCTTGATCACAGAGTTTGCTTCACGGTTACGGTTATTGACTGTCAACTCGGGGATCTCAAAGATACCACCGTGAGGGTGGCGAATGAGAACGACCTTTTCACCGTTGTTGTACTGAGGCGCGTAGACCTCGTTATCCTTCAGACTGTTGATCGGAAGAATAACATGAGCCGCAGTTCTCGGAAGACCGGCAGCCTTGAGGTGTACGGCAGAAGAGTCAGCTCCATCAGCAAACTTCTCCAGCAACAGTCGCTTGACTGCGGGATTAGTAAGGCTCTGAATATCCTCGAACTCATTCAGCTTGATAGCATACGTGAGACCGAGCTGCTGCTTAGCCAGGTTTGGCGGCTGCTTAGAGAGCATCTGAGAAGACAGGTTCTTGGACCACTTGTTCCAAGCGCCTTCTTCACCAGAAATGGAGACTTCGCCTTCTTTCTCAGTACCGACGATGTTGAGTGGAGAGAGCTGCCTCTTTCCATTCTTGTCGATATATTCTCGTTGGCGAACGATCGAGCCAAACGGCAGATCAGGATCATCCTTAATGGGTTTCATCGCATCAAGCTTATCAGCCTTCTTCGACTTGTTGGTGTTGAACACCATGTCTGCGCCATCAGGGATATTATCGCTGTACATCGCCATACCCTTAAGGTAGTGCGTACCATTGACCATCACACGAACCTGAGCATATCGAGCATTACCGAGGGACAGCTCATCTACTCCACGACGGAGTTCGATAACACCATCCTTCTCAGTACCACCCTCGTCACCCCAGCGAACCGCAACGCGATCAGCGCTAAAGGACTTCGGCGGCTTAATGCTAGTGAAGGTTCGTCCGCCATCCTCGCTAAATTTGTTAGCTCGAGCGAGGCTTCGAATTTGATCCTGGTTCTGGTTGACCTCTTTCCAAGGCGTGCCCGGAGCAGCGAGAATCTTGAGAGATGTCTGCTTACCAGTACCCTGCTGTTCGACTTTCAGATAGTGGACTTCATAGCCCTCTTCTTTAAGCATGGACACAGCAGTGTTGAGCTTCTCACGGCTCACACCAATATGACGCTCGTTACCTTCACCGAAGTCGATATACTTGTGGTCCTTTACGGCGCCACGAAGCATGTCAGCAGTAGTGTTGAGAACTGCATTACGATCAGCCTTAGAAGGATTGAGCAGATCACGAACCGAAGATTCGTTGAGTCCACCCATGGCTTCACCAATTTTCACATTGGAGAGACCCTTTTCCTTCAGCTTCTGAGCGGTGCGGATATCCTCCGCTTTCTTGGTGTTGTGAGCAATGGTCTTAGCAGCACGAAGATCAGACGTGGAGAACTTGCCGTCCTCTGTCATCAGCGCGAGACCCTTAGCGATGTTCGTTTCCGAAACACCAGCCTTCTTCAGGTCATCAACATACTGCAGAAAGCCCTTGCTTCGCTGATATGGGTTTGAGCCGCTACCCCAAGGATAACGACCCGACTTACGAAGCACACCCTCATGGAAGAGCGAATTCGAGTAGAGCTCGAGCAATGGGTCCATCAATCGAGTTCCTCCTCACGAATTTCCGTCAGCATCTTATCGGCGCTAACAATGCGGTCCATGATATGAACGACGTCGTCTGGATCGGGGATGAGTTGGAAGATCTCATCATTCTGATAAATGCGGAGAATGATCTCATCGATCTGGTGCGGCTTCTGCTCATACTCGAGACAGAAAAGGGCAACGTAGATCAACAGCTGATCGAACGAGGCCTTGTTGGTACCAGTCTTAAGATCGTGAATCCGAAGCTTGTTGTTCCGGAAGGAGATCGCATCAGCAGTGCCGAAACTGTTGTAAGAATAAAACAGCAGGACCTCAGGTGTCATCCTGAAGCCGATCGCGTCATTGACGTAGCTGTTTAATGTCTTAGTGTTGTTGCGGAGTCGCTGCTTGTGTTCGATCAACGTCTTAGCAAGGTTGTGGAGCTTAGTGCCCTGCTGAGCCATGACCATGGTTCTGAACCATACTTTTAGCTTATCGTCGGAATACCGAATCCAATGGTACTTCGACGCGCTGAGTACGGCGTGCGCCCCTTCGAGGTCCGAGTGCGTGTTGAAGCGCATCTAGAATTTCCACCTTATTTTCAGGATAGATGAATGCTGCATATGCAAGATTGTCTAGCAGATCAATGTACCAGTTCTGATTAGGCTGGTGCCGGGCCGATCTACTAGCTTTAACTTCCAATGCTGCCCAACGGTCTTTGTGGAGAATGAGAAGATCCGGAAAGCCCTGGATATAGTTTGGATCATTCTTAAGAACGACACACCCAGGAAACAGATCTTTGAGTTCCTCGATGAGTTCAGCCTGGAATCGGCTTTCCAACATCTCGGTCACCTCCGAAAAAAACATAAGCTGAGAATGAGCACATTCTACACCTTCTTCTATTATAGCCCATGTTTACAATGCGTGGGCAATTGGGATAGTTACTTTGTTAAAGTCCGGTTTTGGACATTTTCGCGAGCGGACAAAACTTTGTATATATTACTTTTTTTCTTTCCTGTATTAAATTAGTATCAAAAGTGGGTTTTTGACCGAACTATCCCATTAGCCTTCTGAAATAGTGGGCGTTCTATCCCATTAGACCCTAAATTGGGCGCTAAATAGGGGTAAAACGCCCACTATTACGTGGACGTAGCCTGCCCACTTTTGAAATCAGTTTTGACCGAAAACCCACTTTTTTGGCCAGAAACCGACCACGACTCCCAGGTAACTCTCAGATAGCCGTTTTGGTTTTGACCAAGAAATCAGTTTTGACCGAGCGTCCAGGTAGGACCGGCAGACTCCGGCAGACTCTATTAGGAGTGAATCGGCCTCTCCATGACCTCGATGTAGTCGTTCAGCAGCTTCGTGTCGGTGATTTGGAACATCTCCGTGAACCTTGCCGGCGTCAAATAACCTTCGATCTGGATGTTCTCACCGAACGTTGCGATCAGATACATCCCGATCACGTCGTCCAGCTGGTCCGGATCAAGGTCGTACTGCTGCTCGAGTGAGCGCTGATTATCCTTGGTGATCTTAATGGCCTTAAAGCGCACGCTTAGCCTCCTCTAGCTTGTGTTGGATGTGTTCGAGAAATGTTACGGCATACCGATCGGCTCTGTCGATAAGCGCAATGGAAAGAGCGCCTTTGTTAAGAGCTTCGATGTAGCCGCCTAGACTCTCGTCAGGAATCTCGATCGTCGCCATCGGCGCTGATACCCTCTTCGAAGTTATAACCTTCATCCACGATCTGCTGCATCTCGATGCTCTCCTCAGAAGGACCAGTGACGTCCTCCGGCTCGATCTCGACGAAGACGAACTGCATGGCCAGTGAGAGCAGGGCCGCGCCCTCGTTGGTCAGCTGTGCCGCTTTCTCGGGTCCCTTCCTCGTAGTCTTACCCTCCCACTCAAGAAGGGCACCACCACGACCCAGAGCACTCTTGACAGTGTTGACATCCTCATCCGGGATCTCGATTTCGAACTTTGCCATCTTTTTCTCCTAATTACCAATTGTTGCGCCAAAATGGATTAGCGAGGAAACGCTTCCACCATGACTCTTTCTTAGCCGGCCACTGAATCTTGTTCAGCTGCTCGATGAGCTCGGCATCTTTCTCGCTATATAGCGCAGCGTCGCGTTCGACTTTCAGCTTCCATGCCTCGTGTTCCGCTTGCCAAAGCTCGAGTTTCTTTTGCCAGTTTCGCTGCTTAATAGCGAGACGACCGTCTTTGACGTTACGCCGAACGTTACGTGCTTTATGTGGCGCACTCATTTAAACCACCCTCCATCTGGTCGACTACTCCAACGGCTCTTCTGCGGATATGGTGCGGTAGCCCATGGATCGGCCATGCCCAACTTACAAGTACGGCAGAGGTTCAGCTGCCACCATCGCAGGACTACCCCACACCATCCACACCGCCGGCGAAACGGATAATTCTCGATAGCACCATCTTCGAAGTGGAGGTACTGATCTACACGTCCTCCTTTTTTAGCTCGCATCAGTCCTCATAAATCTGTATGGTCTTCGTTACAAGACTGGCGCTTTTCGCACGGGATTTGTTTTGCTCATCCATAACTCGCTCTAGATAAGCACCGTGGTCTGCTACAAACTTATGCAGCTTATGCGGCCCACTGACTACACAGTGAGTACGCGTTCGAGGGCTGTCCATACTGTTTCCCTTACGCTGTACAGCAACCCACTCACAAAGATCCTCGTCCTTACGGGGTAGTTCGATCTGGCGCTCTTCTACATGGTCCGGGAAGATCTGTCGAAATAGCTTGGCTACCGAGCGAGTCCTGGCATTCTTATTGCCGTCCCGCAGGTCTACACAGAAAATACCGCCAGTGACCTTCTTACGGATTATCCGCAGAGTCTTCTTATTACGAACGGTACCAAACTCACTCATCTCGTAATTAGGGAACTCAGGAATAACCCGCCAGAAGTCGCCGATCTCTACTTTCCACTCCGAGGTGTCGATCTGAATGGCGCCAATAGCACCATCAACCCAAAGCTCGATGACGTTGGCGTTGTGCGCATTCCTATCGTTGGTGACACCTGTGATGATCTGACTGCCGAGAGTTGCTGTGATTCTTCGATTACCCATCAACACTCCAATACTTCATACTTGATAACCTTTCGACTATGCCTGAGCACGCCGTACGTTGCACCAGTACCAGTCAAGATGCGACCGAGAAAGTGGTCGGCAGGCGCCTCGAAGATGTGAACACGATGGTATGGCACTTCGGAAGAGCACAATACCATTTGTGTGTCACTGTAGTCTTCTTTGTGAGACCAGGCGCGCCAACCACAACCGAATAGGTCACCGTTCTCGTCCATTCGCTTTTCCTCCGTAGTGGATGATAGCGACTTCAGGGATTCCGCACAGGCACCACTTGACTCCGCTATCGAATTCTGGGCGTGCGAGACGCTGTCGAAAGATATGCCAATGCCGGCGGTGCGTTTCAGCTGCTCCACAAGTGCAGTTACCGGCTCCGGAGTGTGGGTCTGGGACATAGTTATGAACCTCGCTTGCCATGATCCTGCGTGATCTGATAGTAGAGTTTGCCGTCTTTATCGGGAACCGGCTTGCCGTGGAAGGTCATCTTTTCCATCACACCATCATTGATCATGGTGAAGTTATCCGAGAACGTAGGTTCTGAATATTCTGTGTCGATTGAGAAGTTCTTCATTCGCAGCTTGTAAATGATTGACTGCTCTGTACCAGAAACAATGACCGTGACGTCTAGCTCCGAAGGATGACTAGCTTCAGGCTTAGGGGCCGGCTGACGCTTGAGCTCTAGAACCTGCTTCTCGAGGAAGTTGATGACATTGTCTCGATCGTGAATAGGATCATCCTTACGAAGACCGCATTCACAAATTTTGAGCTCAACATCAGTAAAAACTTCTTTTTGATAAGCTACGAAAACATGTGGGTAACGATCCAGCTGTGTCTTAGCCATCAGACGATCTCCTCCACACTCTGTAGCGAGGTCGCCACGTCGAACACCAGGATCTTACCGATGTGTTCAGGATGACGCTCACTCGACTCGATCTTGACTGCCCGCTGGTAGGGAGAGTTGTAAATCATGGCACGACCACGATATGCTTCCTCTCCAGCGATCTTGACTACTACCTTGGTGTTGCGCTCCATTACAGCTTCCTCACTCGAATGCTAAGACGATATCCACGACGACTAGCAAGGCCGTCAAAGATAAGTGTTTCGGGAACCCAGACGTACGTGCCCGAAAATGGATCGAACATCAGATACTCGATCATGATCCCTCCGGCTTTGCAATAAGCTCGTAGAGCCACAGTCGCTCATCGGCCAGATCTCCCTCGAGGACGTCGAACTCGACACAGTCGACACAGTGGTACTCGATCGGCCACCAAGCGTAATCTTTGTGCTGAACGTAAACCTGATCGCTCAGTCGATCACGAATAACCGAGTAGATCGGCAGCTCGCTCGGCTTGGGCATTGGGAAGGTAGCCTTCAAAAGGTCGTCGATCGAACGAGACACCTTCAGATACTTACCAGGCTCAGTGTCCTTGTAGAGCCAGACCGACTTCCATCCGGTTTTACCGATATGCGTCGTTAGGATTCGACCAGTCCGCTTATTCTTAATCACTCCCTCTTTGGTAATTGCGTACTTACTGAAGTTAGGGACCGTAGTCCATAGACTATCTTTTGCCATCTTTTTTCTCCTTTAAAAGAATGTTACTTCGTCGATTATGCTGAAGTAGCCGAAGTCTCGATGATCGTTTGGACACTCCTCAATATCCAAACACACGACACATTCAACGTCATCTTCAGTATAAGTTTCCTCGTCATCTCCACTGAGATCAGTACCGCAAAATGCGATAACATGATCGTCATTGGGATAACAATCACAGCAGTAAACATGGACGAGAGTCTCATCCAATTCTGCGGACTCGACGGGCCGCTCGAGCAGAGCTACGCCGCTAGATCCAGTTCTGTCTTCGCCCATGTCGGCTGCATATCCCTCTCATTGAAGTTTTGCTTTTGACTTAGTGCTTTACTGATCATCCGATCAATGCCCGCCATCGAGCGCAGGACGTAATAGTGCAGATCAATAAACGGTGTGTTAAGCCGATCGATCCGTCCCTTGGCCTGCTCCCAGATTTTGTAGCTGTAGTTCAAAGACCAGAAAGCGATTGCATCCGTGGTCGTGCAATTCCACCCCTCAGCTCCTGCGGTATACTGGACCAGATATATCCATCGATCACCGGTAGGGAGTTCTTCATGTTTGTGACCGTTCCACTCGCGGCTTTCGATACCAAGGACCGGTCCAAGAGTGCGTAGGATCTCGAGTTCGTAATTGAAATTATAGAAGATGATGAGCTTCGGGTGCTTCTCCATCGTCTCCATGACCGCTCCCAGCCGAGACATATCAGAATTCGTGATTTTTCTGATAACGGCAAACAGCTCTGCCACATCTTTGATGGGTCGTTCTTCAAAGACATGCCAGCGATCCTTGAAAGCCTGCTGATACTTTTCTTCGTCGTAGTCAACCGGTACGACGTGAGTATGTCTTTTCGTATGCCGATAATACGGCATGTCCACGATAAGTAGTCGGCGTAGCTTCTCGAGTCGAGCCTCCTCGACAAAGTGATCCACTTTGGGAAAGTTTCCGTAGTTGTTATAAACCACGTGTCGACGTATGAACTCAGTCCGGTTCTTGTAGTAACCGTTAGCGACGAGTACAGGAATGTAGTCCATCCAACTGTCCCCGGGAGTCGCCGACAGCACAATCCAGTCGTTAGCCTTAGCGAGCTTGAGAAATGCCTTAACCCAAGATCCGCTTCCCACCAGTCTTTGCTCGTCGAAAATGAAGAACGCACCCTTTACCTCCGCGTATTCGGCGATGTTGTTCCACGAGTCGATCTTAACCTGTATGCCCCCGAGGCTGTTCTCCCGCTCTTTGAAGAGATGGAAAGGTACGCACTCTTCTTCCCACTCGAGCTTGTCTCGCTTCTTTGCCGTAGTGATGATATAAAGGTCGCGAGGCTTTTTAGGCTGTCCCCAATCGCCGACACCATTGACCGGAAAGCTTGTATCACACTCTCGGCTAAGGAAATAAGCGAGTGCAGTACGGGATTTACCTGTGCCCACTCCGCCTTTGAGGATTCGTCCATTCTCCATCTCCCGTACTGCTTTAGTTTGATGTGGTGCAAGGTCAACCACGTACTGCTACCTTTTCAGTTCCCAGTGTCAAGTTGAGCACCGAACAATCCGTCTGATCCCCATTGAGGTGATACACCGGCAGGCCATGTTCATAGTTCTGGAAGAATGCCTCGGCTACGAGACGCTTTACCAGGAACGTAACCTCATCGCCGTCCACCTCGAGACGAACCGTCAATACGCCACTCTTCTCGTACGTATCCACGCTGACGTCTTCAGCTTCGTCGTAGATCCCACCATAGTTACTCACCATGTAATCGGGATATCCCTCAATCGGGACCCAGAGTTCTTCCAAAATCACCCGTTACTCCTCGTAGAACTCGTATGAATACCCTAGATGGCTAGAGCGTTCGCCACGTAGCACCTTGTAGATGGTTCCGTGGTCTGCTCCGATTGCTCTAGCACAATCCTTTACCGTCCGAAAGATCTCGCCTGTTTCGACAATCCGCACTCGTTTACCCCAGGTCTTTCGCGCTGGCTTATAGTGTCTAGGATCTTGTCGCATCAAGCGTAGATTATTCGTTGCGTTGTTACTTCTATCCCCGTTAACCCACGTGATCTGCATTCCACGTCTGTATTCGCCAAAGAAACTCAAGGCGACCAGGTGGTGAACATAGAACTTCTTGTGATAACCCTCAAAGAACAAGTCCACTCGAAGGTAGCCGTGTCCATTATCCTGCGGTCGAAGAATATGGTTGGTGTCTATGTTCTTTACATACCCGTAGTTGCTGACGGCATAACTGGGGAAGTCCTCAATCTCCCGCCAGATCTCTTCCAATGTTACTTGAAATCTGGATTCTTATAGAGGACGGCAGAGCCGCCCCAAGACAAAGGAAAGCGCTGTTGGAAGAACGCATCGACCTTAGCGCTGATCTGTGTTCGATAGTATTTGACGAATTGGTCGCCACCACCGTCGTACGCCAGATCATAAAGCACCATGTAGGGTCGATTACGCTTTTGTTTGGCCTCGATCTTCTCTTCTTTAGAACGTTTGCGCTGTCCAGCAGTCCATATAGGCACTGGGATGGCTTTGACGGGTTTGCGCCGTCTTAGTTGCTTAACCAATTTTTCTCCCTAGGCACAAAGTAACCCCGTGAGGGAGATCCAGAGCTTGATCAAGGCCCTGAATCCCCCTCACAATTTGAATGGTTCGATCTATTCTTATGGAAAACCACGATGTTACGGTACCTAGCAGGGGCTTTCTACCTCACCTATAAGTGAGTGCATACTAGGGTTTCGGACCGCCTTCATAATGATCGTGGGAACGCCACAGCCAGGGGCTTTCTACCTGCTCCATTTAAAGCAGTGCATAGCTGTCTTGTTATTCACCCGCGGGCACCTCGATGGTTGTTTGAGAGCACGCTTTTCCCCGGTTAGGAGGTCCAGCCACGGCTCCCCGCGACGCTCTGAGCTTAAGAATCTATTTAGACTCGCTCAGACGAGTATGAAGCTCATCGCCTGTCTCACTATTTTATGAGATTAACCTGGACTTGCTTCGATGCTATATTTACATCATTCTCACCTCCTTATGAAAGTGCCCTAGCTGGGATTCGAACCCAGAGCTGCCTGTAATCACGCAGTGACCTTGGTTACGTGAACACGGATTTGAACCGTCTAGCCGGATCTAGGGCGTAGCGGGCGGGTTCTCTTTCTATTCTTCCCCATTAAGACCGTTCTCTTCTGGCCACCCTGGTTTTTACTCGTCTCGGATCATTACAGTGACAGTCCAGAATACCCATCGCTCGTCATTGTCTGCGTCGAACATGGTGTTGGTGTTTATGACCTTGTCACTATCCCAGCCCACACTCTCAATAGAGCCGTGAATATGAGCACTGAGATCGCCTCCTTGATCCAACCATACCTTAGCGGTGCGGCCCTGAATCACTGCGATTTTTGCCGGGATTGGCTTACCTGTTCGAGTCCTCACGGATGTCCATCCGCGTCGTAAGTATTGGGACGATCCGGAAGCGCACGAGCCTTAGCATCTTCGTTCGTCCACTGCTCTCCCTGGCGCAGCAAAACAGTCACCACAGCACCGTCGCGACCTACTACGACAGCCAGCTGACCACGCTGATGAATCTTGCGACCTCGCTCGTCAGGACCGTAGACCGTCTCAGGTTTGTTGACCGTATCGACGATCTCACCCCAGGTTACGTCCCGTTCCCGCATCTGGTCGAGTGCGTGTTTCGTCGGATAGATCTCTGCGGACACTTTCCATCTTCTTTCGTGTTGAGAAAATTGCTGCGATAAGGATGACCACACTCATGGCGATGTTGAACCAGCCAATTCCAGCACGGTCCGTCAAGAAATCGACGAAGATCTGGACAATTACCACCAATAGAAACGCCCACATTCCCCACCACTTCTTTTTAGTGGCAAAGAAAACGACGAAGAGTGCAAGCGTCATTATCCATTGAATCGACTCGTCCATCAGATATCGTCCTCCGGCAGATGTCCATCGGTTCCGGGCGAAACCTTTAGGCCGTCCTTGTAGTTCTGTCTGGCAAACTCTACCAACTCACCAGTAGAGTGCTGCCCGACTTCCTTTGAGAGCTCCTCAGCCAGCCAGTAGACCATACCATAGACCTCTTCAGCAAACTCGTAGACGTCTCCACCATTCTCGAGCATACCGTTGAGATCTTTGTTTACGAGAAGCTTTCCGGTTTCCTTGTCAACTGCATGGTTCCAGCTACCGGCCATTATGCCACCTTCACTGTCGTGTAGTAGATCGAGGAGCTCCAGTGCTTCTTGGCAGCGTGGCCGTACTCTTCGTTGTCAGTGAACTTCTCACCGCAAACGCCACACTCCCAATAGATCTTCAGCTTGCCGTTCTTCTTTTCCTTGGGCGGGAGCATGGTGAACGTGCATGAAGCGGACTTGACGTATTCCTTTTCTTCCATGGTTACTCCCTCTGAGCCGTGTAGACGTCACCGATATGGATGTCGTCGTAGGTTTGCTTGCTGACGTACACCCAGCCGGTCTTGTCGGCGTTCTTCAGATCCAGACGGTAGTGCTCGGGCTCTGTGTGGAAGATTGGTACGTAGACCGTACAGCCGTACTTACCGAAGGAAGCACACTGCATGGTTGAATACGTGTAAGAAGTTTCGTACTCCTTACCAGTCACTCGTCCAGAGTTGATGGCAGAGCAGCCGGCGACCGTGAGTAGGACGATAAGGGCCGTCAGAAGGCCGATGAGTTTCTTAGCCATCTCCATCTTTCTTATAGAGGAATACCTCGTAGTATTCGTTCTCGTACTTGAGCAGCTTGGTGAACCCGTTCGCGCCATGCATGCCGACGAAGGTGATCGTGAAGCCTTTAGGCGTTTGGATATAACCTTCTAGCGTGCCGACAATCTTTGAGAAGGAGTCCGCATCGAGTTTACCGATATGGTTCTTATCCCAATACTGAAGGGCAACCACCTCACCAATAAGTTCTGGTTTAAGAGTGGTAGGAAGTATGCTGGCCATTACCTGTTCCTATACGAAGATGAAGTTGGACCGGCGAACTGGTCGTCTCTCTGGCTGAGCTCGGTGGCGGATCGGCAATGGCGCCGCACGGTGTCGTCCAGACGGTTTCTTGAACAGTCGCTGGATCTTGGGGAAGACCTGCTTCTCCTTCAAGATCATCAACATCAGGACTACTACCAGGAGCAGTACGAGACCGCCCATGATGCTGCTTACAAACATCTTTTTGTTCCTTTCAAGAACTGTTTATTTAGTTTCCCAAGTATGGGGGCCGGTAGTGTGTTTTGTGTAACAGCATCCACCGACCCCGCATAACTCGTCAGGAATGGTTGCGAAGGATCTCACGGAGGCGCTGTTGAACCCCTCCATAAGTGAAGATTGTACCAACTGCCCTAGCTTGATCCAGTTCTTCGATGAGTCGCTCAATTTCTTCCTTCATTTTTACTCCACGTAATGACAGGGGCACGGGCAGAGAATTTCATTCTCACCATACCACCCATCCCCGTTACAAGCGTCGTGCTTGCCGTCGCGACAATCAGGATTCACGCTCAGCGTCCTTACGGTCCCAATACTCGATTAGTGCAACACATAGAGCTGCCAGCTTCAGTACCGCATTGCGCTGTGCACCATGTGTACCACGAAGTCCCTCGACTCGTCGTGCCAGTTCCCGATAGAAATGCGTTGCTCCATGGTTGTCATCATGGTGATCGTGGTATCCGACCTGACGCTGTCGATTACGCTCGTCGAAGATCTCCTCGAGAACCCTCCGAGTTGGATCGCGAGGAGCTACCAGCTTCAGTGGAATCATCTCGGACTTGATGTTCTCGGTGAGTAGTGCTTCATCGATCTCGATTTGCGGTGGGTGGGCGCTTGCGACGTCCATGCGCTGCACAAGACCATCTGGTCCGAGTTCGAAAGGACCTAGTGGGGCTGAACCGGATTCACGGGAACAGCGGCGACATAGGCCTGGCCCTCCGCATCGCGCAATCTTACGATCTTGTACGGCTGGCTCATCATCTTCTGGGCTAAACGGGATGTGATGACCATGTGTTGTTAGAGTCACCTCTTCTCCTTAATGGTCGTACTCAGGCCAAGGCGGCTCCGAGTTATCGTGATGGACATTGAGTGGCAAGAACTTTTGTCTGAAGATTTCGCTATCAGCAATATAGAACTTGCCATCAAGATCTTGGAAGATCCAATCACCTTCCTTAGCGGGAATGACCCCCTGCTTTGTTACGAAATAAAGACGTACACCGTCCTTAGTGATCGTAACTGTGCGCTGCTTGACATTAAGCCACTGCGAAACCTCTTTATGGTTGGCAATGGTTAGTCGCACCGCTTTCACCGTGGTCGGCTGGTGAACGTAGTCATTGACGAGATCAGACACTACGAGGCCGGAACTCTTCGTGATAGATCGTTTCGGAGTAGCCGTAGAAGAAATGGCGCTCCATGTCGTGATTACGACGCTTGACGATATAGCCACCGATTATGCATCGGGCTTCGGACTGACCGTCGATGTTGAAAGTAACCTCGGTCCGGTTTCGCTTCATGTCGATACGCTTGGTATATGACAAAGCGCCTAGCCACTCAGCTACGTCGTAAAGGTTATCTTCGGTGAGCTGAACAGCCACACCAGGTTCCGGCTTAGTCTCGATTTCTTCAAGCTCCAGCTGCAACAGTCTGCTCCTTCTCGACTCGCTCAGCTTCTGCTCGCATGGTATGGTCCATGAGATTACACACGTTTCTTACTACCTCTCCCTAGTGCCCAGAGAATAACTGCTACGATCAGTACCATGGCCCCTACGCCAAGCTGATCATAGACTTCCAAAATAACCCCGTTGCCTAAATGGGGGCGATGACCGATCTAGCCATCGCCCCCACGTCCTTACTGCTTACAGACCGTCGTCTTCGTTGTCCGGCGCGTCCAGCACACCGTACTTCTTCTCCAGCGCGTCCTCCTCGATGGTGATGTAGGCCGCCACCAGGTATGCCGAGACGCCCGTCTGCCCGCGCACCTCATACTCGTAGGCTCGGAGGCTGAGGTCGACGTTCTTGATGTCTGCCCAGTCGAGCATCTCGACCTGCTCCTCGTCGAGAGTGTTGCGACCACGGCTCGTGATCAGCACGATACGCGGCGGCCGGCCCTTACCACCGAAGTGGACGTTGACCTTGATGGTCGCCTGCGGGGCATCGCCTTCCTCACGCGGGTTGAGGTACTTGATGGTCCAGCCATCAGCTGCCATGGCTTCGGCGACATCATCCGGAAGCAGCACCGTGAAGTTGCGCTTGCCTGCGGCGTTGTACTGGTCAGCTCGGCCGGCGAAGTTGCGGAAAGTGATGCGAACGTCTTCGAGGGTTGCGTTTTCGATTGCCATCTTGTAATATCTCCTGTTTGTTCTTACGGTTCTTCAGTCGGCTCGCCCGGCGTGGGCTCCTCGACACTTGGTGGTGCTTGTTCGGCGGGCATGGTGATGATGGAAATACCGATGATTCCCGGCTCATTCGCCATGGTCTCAGCTACAGCTGCTCCGCCAGGCTGGTTGAAGTTGATCGTTGCGACGTATCCCGCTTCGCCCTTTTCGATTCGAGCCATTCCGAGGAGCTCCCCGAAATCGTCCTGTTCAAAAAAGACTGGGATGGTCGTTTCGACGAACTTTACGTTGGGGTCCGAAATATCGGCCATAACCTACCTTTCTCATTAAGGCCCACCATTTACGCTCGAGGAAGTATTCTGTTTCCCCAAGGAAGGTTGGCATGTTTAAACCGATATACCGGTAGTACTGCCGCATAGTACGGTCGTGCTTTCGGTCGAATACGCCGGCTCGTCGCTGACACTTCTTTGCGATCCGCTTGTTGGCTTCGATGTTCTCTTCAAAGCCGTCATGTCTGATCAACAGCCCGTCGATTGCAGCCAACCAGATCGCTCGCTCATATCGAAGCTCCTCTGAGGCGGACAGATACTTGGCGGCCGCGTTCGAAAAGAACTCAGCTCTAACCAGATATCTATCCGCCTTGTCAAGGAGCATCTCTGCTCGATTCATCAGGCCTCGATAAACCAATCGAAGTCGCCGAACTCGTTGATCTTCATGATCGCCTTGTTCACCAGACCCTCAAAGTAACCGAAGTCGACGTCGTCCCACTTGTCGAACTCATCCACCATCTCCTTTTCGAGCCAGTGATATCCGGTCGTACCAGTAACGGCGTGGAACTTACCCTCGTCGCGCTGGACCTCCAGGATCGCACCGCCGGCCTCTTCCTTGATCGGAACGAACATGCCAGTCCGACCAATGAACTGACGCTGATCGCCCTTCTCCAGAGCAATCGGTGTGTCAACACCCTCGAAGTTGAGGAACATCGAACCGACCTTGACCTGCTTCGTTTCGCAGAAGTCACGGTTCTCGACCTTCTCCTTGCTGAAGAGCTTCTTGTACACGTAAGGATGCTGGAACTGAGCTCCAACTGCCTCCCATGTACCGATCTTCGAGGCCTTAGTAGCCCACCCGACCTTGGCGACGTAGACGGCTTCGTTGACGAGTGCCATCTTGCTGTACGTGGCTTCATGCTCGAAGTCATATCCGTACCGCTTTCCGAACTCGAACACGAAATCGATGATCGCCTTTGTTGCGTTGGGGATCTTGATCGAGTCCGTCTTGATATGTGCCACCGTGAAGCCTCGTGCCTGCACCTCACCCTTCAACTCGATCATGAACAGAGCACCACGCTTTGCCACAATGTTGTCGATATTCTGGGGGTCACGGAAGGCGTTATCGAACTTCGCCGAGGTCAGACCATAGACGATGTTGATAACAATCTTCAGTGCGTAGGAGAGTGCCTCGAGCTGGTCCTTGGCCTCCTTTGTGTCGGACAGGAACGCGTCCTCGTTAACAAAGGTCGTCAGCTTTCCATCCAGAACCTTCGAGAAGGCCTCCCAGTCACGACGCTTGATCGCAATACGAGCGGCCTTGAGGTCCGAGAAGTTCTTGGTGTACTCGTCACCGAAGAGGTTGAGCGCCTCAATGCTGGTGGGGTGCATCGACGCAACGTCCAGAAGTGCGACGTTTTCGTAAATGCCCGGCTCAGCATAAACATAGCCGCCTTCGCCAGTGATCTCACCCTTGTAGGTGCTCTCAAAGACGTTGACGACTTTGCCGTTAGGAAGCTCTTTCTGATGGACCCCGAACTCGTAGCCAGGGAACTGCTCCTTGAGGTGGGTGTACTTGAACTTCTCCTGCGGACGCTTGTCGTTACCGAACACGATACGAGCAGTATGCTGCTGCGTGGTTGCGTTCACGGAGAGCCCACTCAAGCTGGCCAGAATCTGACGAGCTACGAAGTCCTGATACCGATCCTCGAACGTCGCCTCAGTTGCGATGACGTCGTTGGCACAGTAGTCAGCCACCTTTTCCCAGAGCTCTGGTGGAACCGGCTGGCCCCAGTCAAGCCCAAGCTCCATGTGGTGAATGCCCAGCTCGATCTCGTACTTCTTGAGCGACTGTTTCTTCGACGTGAAGTCGTAAATGTCTGTGTAAGACATGTTGTACGCCTCGCCGAAATAAGCATTCCGAGAACCCTCGATCAGCTTCTTGCTGACCTTATAGAGCTGCTCATTGTTGTAGCCCATCGCTGCCGCATACATGACGTGGTTGTCATATCGACGGCAGTTGAAGCCCACCAACTTGAGCATCGTGATGATCTCTTCGACCTCTTGTGCGGTCGGGTTGATCATTCGTACCACGTTCGGCGCACCACGGTACTTCCAGCAGATCACGAAGAGGTTGGGGAACACCTCAACGTCAAAGAACGCGATCTCGCCCTGGTAGTTCTTGCAGTCATCGCAGTCACACTCCTTGGCATGACCCGCGTCGTCCATTGCCACCGAAGGCTTTTCGATTCCTGCTTCCTCTGGAGACACCTCCGACTTGAACTTCATCTGCTGCACAGCCTTGATAGCTGCCATTGCCTGATTGGTGCTTCCGTTGGCGAAAGCCAGAATCCGATTACGAAGATCCGTAACATCGTAGACAAGTCCCTGCTCGTAAGCATCGTCGAGGATCTTCTTGATGAAGTCAACACTGGACTTGGTTCCGGGGTGGATCTCCTTATGCAGATTCCGTTCGATCTGTTTTCTGAGTGACTGCTCACTCTGGATCGTTTTGGAATCGATCACGTCTTTTTTCTCCTTTATGGGAAGATAGCCGGGGTGCATATCTGCCACTGGTACGTTGTTGCATCGAGTAAGTCGTCGTCTGAGTGATGAGTTACCGGTATAAACCTTGACTTCAATACCGTCATCGTAGAGTCTGATCAGCTCAGATGCATCACCGATGTAGTTGTAGTGTAGGTGGATTCCCTCCCCTGACTTGCTGTACTCAGCGTAGGTGCTAGGCCAAATGCTTGCGGCTTCCAGATTTCGCTCCGCCGATTTGTTGCCATCAGCATCAGTCAGATCAAAGTCGATCACGATATGGTTCTCAGGAACCTTGACGTAGTGCTCTTTGGTGCTGTCCAGCTGACTCAGAGTGGTCGAGCAGATTTCGTTCGGCTTCGGAATATACTCCTTACCATTACGCATCTGTGGCGCATTGGTCCACCATTTCTCAGGTGCTCCATTTGCCTTCGAATACTGAGCCGGCATGTCGGACATCAGCTTGTCGAACAACGACTCTTCGTCATCCATTACGAGGCTAAATACCCCGGGAACCGCTGCGTCCTCCTGCTTTTCAACTGGAGACTTGAAGTGGTCCGCGTTGAATATTGAATACCAACTCCGAACTCGAACTCCATCGACCTCGGCCCGCTCTTCAAAACTCTTAAAGTAATTCCGCAGTTCGTCGCGGAACTTGTATCGCGGCATGACGTGGTCGACACGCGTTTCTTCACAGTACTCCTTGTAGAGGTTGTAGGCCTGGACAAGAGTCGTGCCGTCTTGAGCCTTGAAGATGTCGTAATATGCCTCGATGTAGTTGAAGAATACGTCCGTCTGGAGCATCATCTCAACCGGACGATATGCCGCGTAGAAGTCCTTACCAAGCGATCGATACACGTTCAAGCAGTGATATGCAATCGCCCCCAGTTCGAACTTCACTTGAGCAATAAGCGTCTGATACTTACGAGGCGATAGCAGGTCACCGCTCGGCTGAATATCGATCAATCGTCGGATCAGACCGGACTTACCATTACTGATCTTAACCGGATCGTTTGAGCCAATCAGCAGGAATGTGTTGAAGCGAGCCGTGTAGACGGCCTTGTGCTTCTCATTGATCTGCATATACTCATGCGACACCAGCGAGTTCAGCTTGGTATTGTCCTGGATCTTACTCAGGTCACCATCCGGATCTACACCCAGGATCGGGTTTGTCTTGAAGGACTCCAGCGCAAACGCGTTACTTGCCCCGGTAAGCTCCTTCGCCACAAATGTGGTGTTATACCCTTCGGTCAACCACATCGAGATGTTGAGGATGGTACCCTTACCTGCACCAGGAGGACCATAGAAGACGCCAAACTTCTGAATATGCTTGGAGTCTCCCGAGATCAGCGCTCCGAAAATCCACTCAATTTTCTGACGCTCTTCCGGACGATACAGAGTATCGACGATCTCATTCCAAGCACTGAGGTCTCCCTCGATCAAGGAATATGGCAGACGCTTACTTACATAGTCCTCCTTTTTGATTTCCGTATTCTGGAAGGTAAGGCTTTCGTCCAGCTCGTGATAGGAGTCAGGCAGATGACTCACATAATTACGGAACTGCAACCAAGACTTGCTATCCCAGTTACCCAGGGTTTTCACCTTGATGCTGCCCTCGACACGCTGAGCAAGCTCGTTACGGTAGTTCCAAAGCTCTTCGTCGACTAGACGCTGAACATCGAACTCATCCGTAGACCAGAGTCCTGCTTTTGCATCCCAGATGGCATAAAACTTCCCGCCTCGGATCATTAGATCTTTCGATCGCTTGATCAAGAAATCAGGAAACACCTCGGTGGTGCCATTCTTGGTTGCAGCTTCCCTAATATTAAAGAAATCCACTTAACCTCCCTCCACAACGCTAGAACAAGCTGTCATTCCCGACAAGATTGCGTTCAAGCAAATATTCCGACAGCTGGTACGCGATTTCAACGTTCCTTTGGTCTTCCCGCGGGTGACGAAGAGGAAAGAGTCCTCCGGTGCCATCCGCCTCGTATTCTCGGTCAATTAGACGGTCGAGGCTGATGTTCACCTCTTCCCTAACCAACTCGCTATATACCTCGTCTGTGTAGGTCCTCATGTCCAGATTCTCGACGAATCGCCAGAACCACTCGACGGGCTCCTCTCCAGTTTCGAAAGAAGCCCGCCGAGCAAGTCCGATCAACATCTCAAGTACTGAACACTCAAGGTCCATCCAGTCGGGGCTGATACCCGCATTACCCCATTCTTCAATGAAGTCTAACCGAAGCGCCTTTCCGTCTTCCACTCGATTGTCGTCGTTGCGGACTTTCCAATCGAATATCTTGACGTACATTTGCTTCAGCAGAGCCCAATATGAACGATGTGGGTTTCGGTTCTTTACCGCTGCTACCTGGCCGTAAAGCCACTCAAAGTAGCGGTCATCGATAGTCCCGTGCACTCATGGCCCTCATGCTTTCTTAACTGGGGCTCGGAGTCTGTCCGAGAATAACCTCAGCGTAACCACGCTCGTCCAAGACGATCTCGTAATCCGTGTGGCTAGCCTCGTTCCGAACGTAGACGGTAGCCGGATCTTCAGAACCCTGACCGAAGCGATGCATGTTGGCCACTCCGACAGTCCTCTCAATATCCGTGATGATCTCTTCGTTGTCCGTGCAGAGTGTCTGGTCTGCTTCGAAGTAATTCAGGGAGACGTTTTCGTAGTCACTGTTTTGCATGAATTCCGCAAGGGAAATCACGTACGGCTGACCATCGATCCGTTCTCCATGAAGAGCTCCGGGCTCCAACTCTTCGGGCGTGGGCTGCTTGGTGTCAAAGACACGCAAAGTCGTCTTCTCTTGAATAACTTCCAGGAGTTCCTCAGCGGTTTCCTGGGTGTAGCCATTCTCGACAAGATGCTCGGCGTACTCCTTACCTTCGACCGTGAACTGACGAGCCTCATCTTCAGTGAGCACCTGAGGCTTGTTGTAGAGGTCCGTGTCATGGCCAAGGGTTTCAGCAGCCTTTGTTGCCGTCTCATACTCCTCCTCTTTACGGAGTCGCTTGAAACGGTCAGTGACCTGCTCGATCTCAGCGTCTGCCTCGAGGCGGTACTTGGCCTTGTAGTGACGCTTGCTGAGGAAATATCCCCCAGCAAAGCCCACAATCAGACCGCCACTCGCAAACGCGATATCGCGAATCAGTCGTTCATCCATCTTTTTCTCCTAATTACTTACGTCGCGGCTTCTTGCCGTAGCTACCGGACTTCTTAATCTTCTCGGACTGCATCGAGTCGCGCAGCGCCTGCAGACCCTCCTTGAACGGTCGGTCCGTCAAGTGAGGCTTTGGCACGAAGGGCTTCTTTGTGCTCGAGGCTTCGGAGCTCTCCGAGGACTTCACTGAGGCTTCGACCGGGGGCTTTACCCACGAACCGGGCTTCGGAGTCTTGCTGAGTGTTGCGTCGGACATCTGTGTTTCTCCTTTGAACTTTCTCCAGCTTGCGCCGGCGACTCTTTGCAGTCATGAATATGAAGTGGTACTAGATCTTGTCGTAGATCACGCCGTCGACGTTGAAGTCGAGCCAGATCGACCGCTCATCCCCATTCACGAAACGACGCTTGGCCTCGTTCGAGAAGTCGTAGATGTTGAAGTCGATGTAGTTGTCGCCGTCCTTGGAAATGATCCAGCCGACGACGTGGCCCGCCTGCGAACGCGGAATACCGAGAGCGTCGTAGACGTCGTTCAGAGTGACATGCCCGCGAGCGATGAGCAGATCATTCATCATGTTCTGAACACCCTTGACGAAGAGCAGGTTGTACTCTGCCTGACGCTGCCAGTTCGGGTTGGACTCGTCGAAGATGCGAGCGTACTGCGACTGTGCGTTCGGGTCGATGTGTGTGACGACCTTGGTGACGCCGTCGATGTCGACCTCTTCCTCACGGATGCCGAGACGGATGTCCCGCTCCTTGTCCTCGCCGAGCTCCTCAGAAACACGCTTGCGGTACTCTGCAAACGCCTCCTCAGTTGCCTTGTAGGCTGCGACAATAGCCACGTTCCGCTTCCGCATGATGCCCTGGGCACCGATGATGAAGACCGTCGAGGTCAGCGCCAGAGTTGCCGCCGGCGTGTAGAGCTTGACGACGTCCAGAACGTTGGCCGTGTGTGCCTTCGCCATGTACTTACGAAGCTCACCGTCCGTGTGCTCTCGCTGGTTGGTCTCCGGGTTGACGACCTCGGCCTTCGCCTTGGCCTCCTGCAGACGGAGTTGGGCCTTGTCGACCGTCGTCTCCAGCTTGAGCGTGGCTCGGGATGCCAGCACGCCGGCCGTTACTAGGCCAACAACACCAGCAACCGTGAGCACCTCCGGGCTGAACTTCTTGGCGAGCAGGGTCCCACGACCGAGACCCTGAGTTGCAACCCGCTTAAGGTTGTCGATGTTCATTTCTTCTCCTTGTTTTTGCCCGGCTTCGGGCTGTAGACATCGCCGCAGTGACCGCAGTGTACGGTACCGTTACGACCGACGATGTAATGGGTGGTGTGAAGATGCCGCAGCTTCCAACGGAAGTACGAATCCATCATGGTTTATCCTTTGTTGAATGCGCCTTCATTTAACTTGCGCATATATACGGCAGCGACTTGAGCGCGGCTCATCTTCTCCACCCTTTTAACCCAACTAGGTCCATAGAGCTTCGAAAGAGCAGCGCGCATTTGTGCTTCTGACATTTAAATCAGTCCTCCCGATGAGACTGTCTTGCAAGACCCGGATACCTGGTGAATATCCGTTTGGAACCTATTGAGTTGTGTGACTGTCAAATTCTTCTTGGGATTGCGGACGGAAGCCACAAGTGCACTCAGTCCACTCCGCATAGACGAAACTGACTAAGCGCCACTCGTGCTCCTTGTCCATTTCTCTCCTTAGTCGATCGGCCGGGGTCGCGGCATGTTGAGCAGATATCCATCACGGACTCGCTCGATGCCGGTTCCACGAAGGTCGTTCCAGCCGTACTTTTCGTCCGTGAAGGACCCGGTGATGCCAGTGAGCTCGTACAGATCTGCGACCGTAGCGAAGTCGAAGTTCTCCACCAAGTCACCAAGTCGCAGGATAACCTCTTCGGCATCTGCTCGCGTGGGCAGGATAAGCTCACTGAAATCGTGAGTTGCCCGTCCACGTCGACTGATCTCTACGCCACCAGGGCGGTCCAGATCGGATCGAACGGCGTTGCTGCTGGACGGCGATGACATACGGTTGTATGCCGTGTACCGCCCACTCGTGCTACCGCCAGAGGTAATGCGACGTCCTCTCGAGTCACCGAAAAGCAGTCGCTCGATACCCTGACTGACTGCGTCAGAGATCATCGACTTGGCCGCCGGCAGCATCACATCGAAGAGGATGTACTGGCCGACGTTATGCACGTCATCACCAGCAAAAGTCTCTGCGATCTTGCGTCCAAGCGGCTTCTTGCGCTGAATGGCAACGCCATCAACGACTCGTTCGACCTTCTTTTCCTTGCTCGGCTCCTCCGCGGCAGCCTCTTTTGCCTTCCGAGTGTTGCCCGGGTAATTTACGGCCAGCTTTGAGTTCTCACTCTTCGGGTAAGGAAGCTTGTCGCCGTTGTCTTCTGCCATCACTTAGTCTCTTCCTTGTATCCAAGCTCTTTGAGCTCTTGTGTGTACTTTTCGTAGTCGTCCCAGAACCCTAGCTGGGCCGCCAGTTTGCGGAGTCGCAGAAGACGGGCTATCTCATACTGCTTTTCCATCTTTTTGTCCTTTTATCAGGGAAAAAATAGGAGGTGTGCGTTCCCCCTATTTCTCGAGGATCACTCCTCCGTGTCGGTCTTCTCGTCGGACTCAGTCGATCCCTCGGGCTGGTCCTCGTGGACGATGACGACCTTGGTCTTCCGCAGGTTGCGAACGGCGTCGGTCATCCGCTTAGCGACGTCCACGCTGTCGTCGATCTCCTTCTCCATGTAGCGGACTGCGAAATCGGCAGTCATGCCACCGATGACGAAGGCGCCGACCTGGTAGCCGACTCGCTGCAGGAGCTTGGGCGCGACGGGCATCGTGCTCTTCACGACATTGCCGACGATCATGCCGACGCTGCCGGAAACGACGAGTCCGGAGACCAGTTTGGTTGTTCCGAGAATGTCCATTTTGTTTTTCCTTTCAAGAAAAAGATGAAACCCGGATGGGGTCTCATTATAGGCCATGTTTATTTCGCGAGTAGATAGGTTAGCCGCAGTAGGTTGCCATTCGTCACGCTCGCAACGTGCTCTTACCCACGGACTCATTACCAAGAGGCAATCCGACCTAAATATCGCTTGTTAGTTACTGCTGGTTGGGGTTGAAGTGCGTTCCCTCGTTGGTGAGTTCGACTGACTGGACCGGAGCCTGGGCGGCCGGCGGCAGCTGAGCACGGAGACGCTCGAGCTCCTCACGCTCGGTGAGAGACATCTGGGGCTGCACTGCCGGGGGCTGCTGAACTTCCTGAACGAAGCTCTGCTGGGGCTGGGCCGGAGGAAGGTGGCCCTGCATCTTGGCCTCCGAGGCCTCACGAGCCTTCTGCGCAGCTGCAGCCTCAGTTGCCTTGCTCAGAGCCTCCTTGG